ATGGGTGAAATGATGAAGCTAACAGACGTGGCAATTAAAAGATCTAAGCCAGAAGCAAAGGCTTATACTCTCTCCGATGGAAACGGTCTTTGGTTGTTAATAGAACCGAATGGATCCAGAGGTTGGCGATTCCGTTATCGTTTTGAGGGTAAGCAGAAAATGCTATCTTTGGGCACTTACCCTGAAGTGCCTTTAGCGGAAGCAAGGAAAAGAACAGCAGAGTGTCGCTCTATGATTGCTGATGGTATCAATCCTTCTGAAGACAGAAAACAGAAGAGGCGAGAAAGCACCATCATGTCTGAAAATACTTTTGAAAAAATCACTCTTGAATGGTACGAGAAACGCAAAGATAGATGGTCGGCAGGGTATCGCGCTGACATGATGAGTGCTTTCGAAAATGATGTCTTTCCTTATATTGGTAATAGACCAATAGCAGATATAAAACCCTTGGAATTACTGGACGTTCTTACGAGAATGGAAAAGCGGGGTGCAACGGAGAAATTAAAAAAAGTTCGTCAGCGTTGCGGTGAAGTTTGGAAATATGCAATTATCACCGGCCGTGCTGAATATAATCCAGCCCCCGACCTTGCCAGTGCTTTTATTCCACATAAAAGAGAGCATTACCCACACCTTGATGTTGATGAGTTACCCGAATTCCTGAAATCCATTGATAAGCACATGGGTAGCCAGATTGTTAGGCATGCGCTGAGAATTTTAATTATTACAGGATTGCGCCCTGGTGAATTAAGAAAGTTAGAGTGGAGTGAAGTTGATCTGGAAAAAAGGCTTATTCAAATTCCTGCCGAAAGAATGAAAATGCGTAGGCCACATAGTGTGCCTTTGTCCGATCAGGTAATGACTCTACTTCAACAACTAATTCCAATTAGCGGTGATTACCAATATGTATTTCCCAGTCGAACAGATTATAAAAAACCTCTTAGTGAGATGGCTATGAATACCATGATGAAGCGCATGGGATACGGTGGTAGAGCTACAGGACATGGATTCCGTCACACTATGAGTACTGTATTGCATGAGCAACGTTTCCCTTCTGAATGGGTGGAATTGCAGCTTGCTCATGTGGATAAAAATACCATTAGGGGCACGTATAATCATGCCCTTCATTTGGATGGTCGCCGCGAAATGCTTCAATGGTATGCTGATTTTATGAGTTCCTTGGAGTGCGGGAAAGATATTACTAATAGTCGTTTTAAAAATGACTGATTAAGTATTATCTTTAATTGGGCAGCGGGATTCATTGATACGCTGCTCAATCCACTCATTAATCTCGCTTTCTATAAAAGCAATTGAGCGAGAACCGATCTTAACGGGTTTAGGGAACTCCCCTTTATCAATTAATTTATAAGTCCATGATTTGCTATAACCTGTTCTACTCAAAACCTCATCTAGTCTGATTAATTTATTTGACACTGGAATTCCCTCCTTTCTGATATCCATTTTCCAAAATAACCCTCGCCACCTTTGCAGGTGTTGCTTTATCACCCCACGTTGCACCGAAAATAATGTCGCTCAGTTCTGCTATGAGAATATCGCTCAAATTCTTCGGTCTTGCGGAGTAGGGCACCTCATCGGGCACCCCGTTCATGATGTCAATAACGAGTTCGGCGATTTCCTTTTCTCCCCGTTCTGGCTTACGGTATCCAGAATGCCAGACTACATCGGTGATATCAGCAGGATCGTCCCAGACTGAGGCGATGATTTGTTTGAGGTGGAAGGAGTTATTGATTTCCCCCATTTCCTGATGACAATATATGAGTTTCATTTTATCTCCTTCTGAATCATCCGCACATAATACGCCAGCACTGATTTAGCGCTGAATTTCATGTGGTTGAGTGGTTTAAATTTGGGTGTGTATTTATCGAGAATTGCGGTTACTGCGGTATCGTCGTATTTGGGCAGGGCGGTTAATTCTTTCAGGCAATCCCTTGCCACCTTCCTCCGTGCGTTCTCGAATTCGCTAGTCATCGGTAAGTGTGGTTTTTATTTCCGAAGCTGGAAACTCAATATCATTTAATGCATCCTGTACAGTATCAGTTATGGACAAAACCAAACTTTCATCAGATAACTTGTCATCACCATAAAAATCACAAAACTCTTTAGCTGATTTACGAGATATTTCAATTGATATTTTTGGTATATTCACGTTATTTTCCTTATTTCGTTATTACCTATATTGAATAGGTGTTCTTTATCTACAGTAGTTATTAACTTGCGCGGAGTAATAAATGGTCGCCATATTAAAAACATGGAACCTTTTGTATTCCTGCTGACTTTTATTTTTAAGTTCGCTGGAATAAATGAAATCCTGCCACCTGTTACTAATCTGACCTCATCCGCTGTTTCTCTTGCTAATTTAAACCAACCCACAGAAGTATCAGAAGGGACTAACATAACGATTGGTTGTAATTGCTTCTGGCATTCAATCGCCGCTTTTTCTACCCACGGCGTAATATTGGAATAGGGTGGATTACAGAATATAGAACCGTAGCTCACCCAATCACATTCCAGTGCATTATCTCGTTCCGTGAGATAATGGGCGCGCAGGGTGTTTTGAGCATCGGCGGCGGCATCTAAATAAAATCTGAATTCTAAATCGAGAGCTAAAAATAACGGAAGTGGAGTTTGCCAGAGGTCTTTAAATTCTTTTGGTGTGTTACTTCCTCCGAAATCACTCATAATCCTCCCCGCACTCTCTGCTACAAAATGCACCATGTGTTGCTTCCTCTGTCTCACACCACCGACACATACCGTTGATACTGGTTAATGCTGATGGCCGGTTCTGGAGGGCGTGAGATATATTCAGCTCATTTAATTCATTCGCTGCGTCGATAATATCCATGTTATTTCTCGCTATTTTCTGGGGTGGGTAATATCATTACTTGCTTCCCATCCAGCCTTAAATGCTTCCCAATAATTCTGGGCTGGCATGTTAAAATAATTTCCATTACTATCTTTTTCTAATGCATTTTCAGAATAACGAAACTCAGTTAAAAGAAATTTCTCAAACGCTTCTCTGCATAAATCTGAATTAGTCATTATTTTTCCTCGTTGCTGAAAATGTAGACTCCAATTCAATATTAAATGTTCCGAATAATTCGCCATTATTAAATATGGTCATCTCAATAGGCCCTCTATCATCAAATCCATCATGATTGGCATAATAATCATCGGCACATTCCTCAGCCAAATAATCGGGATATGAATCATCCCATATTGGATTTTCTAATTCATATCTGTCTGTCGGATCTGCTAAATCATTAGCGTCTGTTACTGCGTATTCTATTTTTCTCACCCAAACCTCCTGCATATATTCGCTGCCCGTTCGCACATATCAGTATCAAACCAGCCGAAGTGACAGGTGTTGAAACTGATGTCCAATTGACTTGCTAACCATTGATACGCTTCCGTGCGCTCTAAATTACGACTCCTCACGACATCATCGAAATACCGATGTGCCGATGCTCTGGCCTGTCGGGTTTTCTTATCTGCCAGTGACCCCATTGGGATATCGGTTTCCGGATGAATACTGACACGCGCACCACATGTCCAGCAGTGATATAACCAAGGCCAGCGGTTATCGTGGATGCGCTTAAAAACATTCAGGTGATGTTCAATCATCACGTGCCTGCCACAATATCGGCAGTGTGTCGGAATGGGGTAGGGGTCGTTAACTCGTTGTACTGCTCTAGGATTGGGGTTCCATGGGGTGTATTGCATGAGGAATTTTCCTTCATGAATGCCACCCAATGCGTATTCGCCCTCTTTCCTGACGGGTGGCCAAACAATGGTGACTGAGATACTAATGCTAATATCTCGCTAGTTTTGATTTGCGTTTCATTCCATTTAAAAATCAATGTTCCGGCTGGCTTTAACACTCTGAACGCCTCATTAAATCCCTGAGCTAAATCATCTCTCCATGTATCCCTGTTCAATGCGCCGTATTTTTTCCGTTGCCAGCCGTTTTCACCTGCCCGTTCCAGATGAGGTGGATCAAACACAACCAACTGAAATGTATTATTAGTAAATGGCAATGCACGAAAATCACAGACAATATCCGGTTCGATATGTAGCTCTCTGCCATCACATAAAATGTGACTCTCTCGCCGGATATCGCAGAAAATGACATTAGGATTTTTGCGGTCGAACCAAAACATTCGGCTACCGCAACACATATCCAATATGGTTGACACAATAATCCTCCCGCCGCATAGCAGCGTAGTGATAGGGTTGGGGTTGGGGTTATTTAGTTAATATTTGGATTGCCGAGCACAAACACTCGGTGTTGAAAATCGGTGGAATGGTATAATCTGGGTTTCAGCTTTTTGCCTGTTTTTTGTCTTTCTGCATACTCTTTAACCCATTTTCTATTGCAGATGACGCATTTTCCATTTGCTACGAACCGCTCCGTGTGTCCGTAGCGGCACGGCTTACCCTGAAAATATTTACTCGGTTCCGTGGTCATTGATCTCTCCCTAATAGAGCTATATTTCTTATTGCATCTTTGAGTTCGTCAATAAACGATAAAACCTCGGTTTCAATTTCCTTGGCTAATTCCTCATTAAACAATATCCGTGTTTTGAAGTAGGAAAGATTAGGAGGTAATCGATCATCGTAGCTAATGAAGTCACACCATTTACGGCCAGTACACATCATTTGGGCGTGCATCTGTAACAGATATTCACGCTTTGGCTTTTGGGTTTTGATGGTCTCAATGTGTGTCCATGTGTTAGGGCATTTGATTTCAAGTAATCCATCGTCATTGACCAACCCATCCGGGCTAGCGCCAAAGAGTTCAATGACAGGGTGATCAATAAACCCTGTTTCAATAACACTGGCATCGAACTCATTGAGGCAATACATTTCCCGTGCTACAGCTTCTAACTCGTTTCCGCGTTCCATTGCAGCGGATTTAAACCCCTCTTCATACTTCCCTGTAAAATGCTCACAAATGAGTTTTGCCATGTAGTTATGGCGAGAGGCGGAATAGCCATTCTTGGTTTTAGCCATGATGTTAGCCAATCCGCTGGCGGTTACTTTCCCTAATCTGGCCTGATGCCATTCATCCGTTCTCTGCTCCATTTGTCACCTCGCTATATTCAGCTTCTATTGCTATGGTTTCTTTAATGCGTTCCTTTTCGGTATTACCGATGATTTTCTTCTCTTCCAATGAGAGTGATATCCAGAGCCTTTCAAAAGCTTCCATGCCAATTTTTGCCGCTTCTTCACAGCGAGAGATCAAGGATTGGCGGTCAGCGTGACTTTCCTGTCCGTTGACTACCTCAGCCGTAGTTCCGGCTGTGATGCGTTCTGCCTCATCTTGGTCATAGATACCCGCAAATCCAAATGCTAGACGGGCACACTGGATCATGGCTTTGTGCCGCAACATTCTTTTTGGGTGGCTTTGCCATGGTTGCGTAGTTCTTTTGCATTCACTCATGTATTCCGTTACTGTTGTTGGGTGAGTGCGATCTTTCCGATAAATTTTGCATGTACATGACTCAGCGTCCTGACTGAACTCCATGCCGTCAAACTGTTTGTTTTCGTTGATGATACGAGCCCATCCATCTACGCCCACAACAGGAACAATCCCTGTTTTATCTGGAAATGCATAAACCTCTTTTGTCCACGGGTTGAGGTTGTACTGATTAGCAACAATAAGAAGAGCAACAAATTGTTGTTCCGTAGCGTTACCTCTAAACGCCGTTGCTTTCAGTGTTTCAATGAGTTCGTCCTCTTGAACTCTCATCCCTAGCTTGTCCGCTAGCGTGCCAGCCAGTGATACCAAAGCTGTACTCATACTGCCTCCTTCTGAACTTTAAACAAACATAGGTTGTACAGCAGTCCATTAACCATCTCGTCAATGTCACTGCCAGTGTCGAATAGCTCACCGAATAATTCATTCATCCGTGGTGAGAAAATTGACTGAGTTCCCTCTGGCAGTGATTCATATAGCCTGTGAGCGTCTTTTTCCTGTTGTTCCTCTAGCGCCTCCTGATGGGCCGCCTCTTCCATGCTCCGCTCCTCTTGTGCGTCCTGCATCCAGCAGGGATCACATCCGAAACCCCTCATGCCGCCTCCTTGTGCATATTCTGGGCGAGAGCCATAAGTTCCCGATAGGTAAATCCCGCTTTTTTCATTTCTTCCGCGAGACGTTCTGTATCACAATGCACTCTGGCATATTCCAGTGTTTCGCTGATATCGAGGTCAGAACGCATTGCAAACTCTTTGAATGGAATATCGAATTTCATATCACCCAGATCGTGATAATTGATATAGATTCTCCCGTTAAATACCCGCTCTTCTGGTTGGATATAGCTATAATTTATTGATGGCAACATATTTACCTCCTAAACCGGAATAAATACGACTATTGAGATGATGAGTAATGCAACGCGGCGCTTCCATACGCGCCGGTTCCTGACTGCCTGTGGTTTTTTGGGTACGACTGCGCACTCATCAAACATGTTGTTACGCACGTAAAAATCCCTCGCCGGTGAAAACGATTAGTGATTTCTGAGATTGGGTTATTTTTGGGTCAGACTGATGAGCGCCTTAGCGTGCAGCTCGGCGGATTCGCGGTCGAGGTGGATTAGGTCGCGTTTTAAACGAGCGTTATCATATGAATCATCATCCCAAGTAGCCCTGCGATACAAATGGTTGAAAGCGTCGTCTGTTATAATTGGATAATAGTATTCTTGGTCATACTCCAGTAGCCCACTCACGGGCTCCGGTACATCGTATTCCCCGATTCTGATAGTGCGGGGTTTTAATCTGTATTCACGGTCAGGTAAGAACAATATTTCACCATTTTCGGGCAGCCAGTCTCCCCAATATTTAAATTCGAAATACTCCCACGGCCTATCAGTAATATGAGATAATCTAGCGTACTCAGATATTAAATCAGCGTGTATATGTTTAGCCATTGTTATTATCTCCTAAATTATTTATTTTGATAGTATTATCCCAATCTAAAGAATAACCCTTATATCCAGTTTGTGTTACATACATACCATGAGGAGGTAACATGTGTAATTTTTCTGTTATCTCCATTCTGCAATCATAAGTTCCATTATTAAATATTTCTTCTACTAATCCTTTATCACCATTAAGAAGAATAGCTTTATGTCCAACTTTAAGTTGTGGGTAATAGTCTCTTTCAAGTTCTTTCTTTATAACATTTAATTCACCATCTGATATGCAATAACCATTTGGTATATTTATATACATCATTGTTATTCTCCTGTTGGCGGTTCTTGATTAATCTTGTTCCATTTTTCACTGAGAAAATGGGACATATAGGTTATTTCTCTACCGAAATGCGTTCTGATGGTAATCTGACCGCCGTCAATATTGGTTATGATGACCTCTCCCCAATCCTCTGTTTTATGCGTTAACTTATCGCCAACATTAAAATTAAACTCGCGCGGGTGTTTCGGCATCGTTATTTCCCGAACATTTAACATTGCGTCAGCAGTTACATATGCCCATCGCGCTATATCGTCGCTGCCAAAAACACAACCCGCTTTGGTTGCATATAGATCGGTTGCGAGTGCCTGCATAGCCTTAGCCGCAAAATAATCTCTTAATGTTATTTCATTGGGTTTTTTATCGTTCATTACATCTTCCTATATTCAGGTAATAAAAAGCCCCGCATTTGCGAGGCTGTTATTTGGTTGCGCTAGCTTTTATTTATAAAATGGAATTCCATCATAAATACATACTATTGGTGGATATAAAACAAATGCAGCTAATATTAGACACAATATTTTACCACCTATCTTTTTTACTACTGTACATGCTGCTATAACTAAAATAAACCCAACAATAGTGGACGGCCAACCTAATATATTTCCAGCTAATACAACGTAAAACAAGTGAATGGTTTTTATTACTGTTAATATATCTTCCACACATGTTCCCTCATGAACCAATTGTCGAATCCATGAATATATCAGAGTAACTCACCACAGCCCACTCGAAAATGGGCTGGAGTTAGTCAACTGAGAGCAGCCCATTGGCGATAACGTGCACGTTGATTCCAACATAATTGCGTAAAACTACGGCGAAGTTCAGAGCGCGGGGCATGAGATAAAGCACGAGCGCGATAATATTCAAAATCTTCTTTACATTCAGCCGCAAATTTAATTGGTGTAGTCATATTTATTTCCTTTCAGAATTAATGCTGTTTATTTGGAATTAGCTGGAGTTAGTTAATTTTCACCGACAATTAAATCGAATTCTCTTTTAGTAATGGCTGGCTGCAACCCGTTTGCAAAAAGTATTTCATTCTCCGGTTCTGGTGACTTTATAAAACGCCAGCCTTTGAATAATCTTCCTGTGAAAATGTTATCCATGTAACTTGGAAAGCAGCCTATTTTATCCCGCAAAAATTCCAGTGCTGCCATTCTTTCTGAGATATCCGATTTCATCCGATTAAATTCATAATCAGTCATCACACCCTCACTATTAGTTATTATTGCGCCTGTATGTTTAACCACATCAGGCGGTAGTGGTTCCTCGAATTCCCCAACGCGCAGAAATCGGTTAGAATAAATTCCCTACAATAATGAGAATAAAATTTAATCTATGGATAGAAATAAATGGAAAAAGGTTGTTGGTTGGTTGGGTAAGCAAGCTAACAAATCGAACTTTGCTTTTTTGGGTTACATCCTGTTAATAGCGTTTCGTCCTGAGCCACTCGAATTATGGCTACGCGAGCACTATCCTAGTGTTTCGCCAGAAACCTTTGCTTATTTCGTTACGATGTACCTTATAAGCGCGGCTATAGTTTATATTCCATCAATGCTGATTAAATATCTGAGAAAGAAAATCTCACCCCCTCACCGTCAACCCGCCTGACTCCAATCTACGGCGGGACTTGGTTTTGGTTGAAACTGACTTTTTCGATGGAACGCCGTTAACTGTCGTAATGAAACTGGTTAATGCGTTAACAGTGTCGCGTTCCTGCTTGGTCATGCGTTGTTTGGGTTGGCGGTTGTTCCAGAAATTTTCACGCTGTTTTCTCTCCAGCTCACCGAAAAAATTATCGAAAATTGATTCAAGATTATCTTTCATGAAACTTCTCCGTTAATTGGCTTTGACGCTATGGCGATGTTCACCACACCTCAAAGCCAACTGCACTTTGAACCACACTCTCGCAGTGGTCGCGCTCATGCCCTTGAGTTCCTGTCGCATCTTTGCCGCTAATAACCGGTGCAAGTCTGGCTGTCTTGCTGCTTTACCGACACGTCTTCTTCCTCATTAACCCTCACCAGCGCGTGTGCAGTTCGACCTGCTTCTGGCTCTCTTCATTGAGAGACTCGGGGCTACCTCATAACAGCAGCTTCAAGTTCAACTTCGCGGTCTATCCGCTTTGGTTTACATAAATTCTCCTTGGTTAATAACACGACTGAGCTTCATAACGAGTACGCCTTTACGGGCTGGTTGTCTCGCCCGATTGCCTGAATGATTACCCGATAATCTGAGTAACTACCCGGCGCTATTTCAATTTGCTAGGGCTCGTCAGTTGCCTGTCGTTGAGTTCGGATTGTTAAAGAGCGTGTTACTTTTATCTTTGGCTGTGTGCCTTTGATGTGTTTATTTAAAACTATAGTTGTTTTATTGTCAACAACTAAGGTTGTATTTATTTTGATATTTGGTTGTTTATAAGTTGGCGTGGTTGTTTTTAAAGGGGTTTTTTTAAATGTTTTTTCTGAGGTGTGATTGCGGTCACTAATTGGTCAATAAACAAACTCAATCTGTTTGGTCGGTGCTGTTTTGTATAAAAAACATGCGGGGTTATTGATATGAATAATAAAGAGCAGGTTTATAGCGATGTTTGCTGTGCTATAGGGCGTGCGGTGGTGCTATTAAAAGATCAGGTTATCACGGAGCGTAGTATCTGGTTGATGTTGAAATCATTGTCTGACCAACTGGATAGTGACGACCAGTACATGAAACAGATATACAGCACTGCTATAAAATGGATGGAAGAGAGGATGTGAAAAAAGCCCTCGCGAGAGGGCCTGATTATATTCTTGATTTCCAGTCTGTGTAGAAATCAAGCTCTTTAATCATGGTGAAAACATTGCAACATCTTAACCCAAAATGTTTGCATACATCTGGTATTTTTCTATTATGCCTCTGTTTCTTGGGGCTTGGTTGTTCATTAGTTACAACTATTCTGTTTTCAGGTTGAGCTAATGCATACGAAATCAAGAATGGGTCTTTCCCTATTTTGTCCAATTCTACATCGGTAAGATCCGGAGCATATCCTTCTTTTACCACTTTATTAAGAAGGGGTATATTTACATTCTCTTTTAATTCAAGGATGTTTTTGTTGGTTTTATCATGAACCCATTTTGCATGCTCATCCTTATCACCACCTTGAACTTCATCAAGTATTTCTGCTGGTAGTTTTATTGAGTTGTTTTGCGCATGAAACAATATCCAAGACCAAAATTCAGGAACTCTCTTTAATGGGTAATAAAAAGAATGGGCATGAATAATTATATTAGCATCAATGAGATATAAATTTCCTTCGTTTGACATTATAATCCTACCAATTCAATGACATTGCCTGATTGAACACCCAAAACTTTTCCCGCCTTTGTTTCAGTCAAGACACCTTCCATAATGGATCTTCGTACCACCTCGATTAGAGCATTTCCAACTTTGTGTTTTTTGGTTGTATAGTAAGAACCACCACTACCACCTTGTTTCCCCCCTTTTTTGTTGGCTAGCCATTTTTCTTTAAAGTGATTTGAAATATAACTCCAGTCTTCTTTGTTTATTATATTTTGTGAGAACAAACGATAGGAGATCATTGATGAGCTAATATTAAAATCCGCACTCAATTTGCTAATATTAATTAGCATTTCTTCTATAGATAGACATGACAAAGAATCTATCACTTCAAGTTCGCTTTCACAAAGAAGGATCTGGCTAGCTATATCATTACAGTATTTCTCAACTTTATTTTCAGCATACGCATTACTGACCCCTGTATCTCCAATAAATATATGAGCTAGCTCATGCAACAGAGTGAAAGACCATGCATATTTTGAATCATTATCATTAATGATAATGAACGGAGCGATGTTATCTGATAGTGCGAATCCCCTAAAATATTCTACGGAGATATTACTATGATGGCTGCCTAGGTTGCCTATCAAAAGAACAAAAATACCCATATTTTCAATTTGTTGTCTAAGGTAATTAAAGGCTTCATGGCTATTTTTTTGTTTTCTGTATTGGCTAATATCAAACTTTGAAAACTTCAAAAATTTTGATTTCGCTTGGTGCAAAGGCGGAAGATTTGCCAACGAACCAACAAAAGGCAATGTAGATGCAGAATCACTATCTATAAGTGCCTCTTTGACGATATTTTGTTTTACATATACCTCTCTAATGAGAGCGTCAATATTTCCATTTTCGAGAGGAGAAGGGCTATTAGGTAGCGTCCTAAAGTCTTCACCTTTATTTGCAACTATAGGGGGAGTTTCCAGAAAAAAAGTGATAAACGAGCGACGATATGTTTTAGCGATCTCATTAAGCTGATTTTTAGTTGGAGCTTTTTCGCCTGATTCATACAGCCCTAAAATATCCTCACCAGACATACGAGAACTGCCCAGAGACAACTTTTTAGCCGCCTCTTGTACACTTAGCCCTGCTTGTTCTCTAGCCCATTTGAGCATTTCTGGATTAGGTTTAGACATGGTTATTTGCCATAATTAACATATAGTTACGGGTTATCAATCTTTGTTATCTAGTGATTTGTTTCATAGATTAAGCATATTGTCAATATAGCAAACATTGATTATGTCATCTATATGTAATTTATCTATCCTCTAACATTTTGATAAGAAATCGCTTAATTTGTGAGGTTGGTTAGGAGGCCGCGAAGTGCAGCCTATGGTGTTAACCGTGAAACCTATATGCGCGTGATTGACTGACTAAAACTTTTCCTTGAATAAAAAGCTCGCTAGCTTCATGCTCATTTAAGTACCAAGTTTCATACTTTTTATTGTCTGAGATAATCGCCATTTTTTTGTATTGTAGTTGCAACCTCTTTATATATATTTGATTACCAAGAATAAAAATATATATCCCATCCCCATCGAAATGCTTCACTGAAACATCAACAAATATCTGATCCTTAGACTCAAACGTACCAGCCATCGAATCACCATTAACAGCAATCATTTTTATATGCTCTGCTGGTCTACCACCAAATAGTGACTTAGCTTCCCCATTTGCGTATTCAATAGAACGAATCGTTTCAATAAATTCATCTCGAACCATAACGCCTCTTCCCGCACTTGCTTGGACATCAAATACTTCAACTTTGTAGTATTGGGAATCACGTTTAGATTCATCCTCTATGGAGGTGCCCGCCCGGATTCCTAAAGTGGTGTCAGAATCTTCTCTAGCACCAGAAAGCCATTCAGGGCTAACGCCAAGAGTTTTAGCTATATCAATCAGTTTTGTTGAGCTTAAAGCATTTCCTCCTTCCAATTTTTGGATGGAGGCTTGAGTTACACCAACACGCTCGCCTAACGCTTTTTGCGATAGACCAGCCTGTTTGCGTGCTTTTTTTAATCTTTCTGCCAGTGTCGTTTTCATATCTGCAAAATACAACTTGGGTTGTGTTTTTTCAAACGAATTTAGTTGTTGTCAAATAACAACTATAGTTTTATATTATCTATAAATAACAACGGAGGTTTTCATGAACCATGTAATCAAAACCGCTATTGATGTTGTTGGGTCACAGAAAAAACTAGGCTTAGCATGCGGTATAACGCAACAAGCGGTCTATAAGTGGCTGCATAACAAATCAAAGGTTTCTCCTGAACATGTTAGTCGGATCGTAAGTGCTACAGGAGGGAAGGTTAAGGCGCATCAAATTAGACCTGATCTTCCGCACTTGTTCCCAATGAAGTAAATGTCATCGCTCTTTAACAATCTGCCCTCACGACAGGCTGCTGGTGTGACCCTAGCAAACTGAAATCGCGCCGAGTAAAACTCAGGCAATCGGGGAGTTATACCCCGTAAAGGCCGACCATCATGATGCTATGTCGTTATCAACCATCATCTATCTCAGGATAGTTGAACTCTCTTTTTATTTTCTAAACAAAGTCTAACTGTAATTTCACTTTAGGAATTTTACGTACCTGAATAATCACGAGCCTTGGTGAAAGTGACAATCAAGGAATAAGAAAATGAGCATGATTTTAATGGCTAAGGCCATGCAAATAAAAGTAGGAAGTACAGCAAGGAAGATGGTGCTTATTAAATTAGCCGATAACGCCAATGATAAAGGCGAATGCTTCCCATCGTACCAGAATATCGCAGATCAGTGTGAAATGAGCCGAAGAAGTGTCATTAATCATATTGACGTCTTATGTGAACAAGGTTTGGTCAAAAAGGTTTATCGAAAGGGTGAAAAAGGCAATTCATCCAATATTTACATCTTAGATTTAGATGGTGCAAAAATTTCACCCCCTAGTGAAAATTCTGCACTAGGGGTAGTGAAAGAATTGCACCAACCTAGTGAAAGTATTGCACCACCCCCTAGTGAAAATTCTGCACCCAGAACCAGTCACTCTTTTGAACCAGTCAATGAACCTATAAAAACAATAGCGAAAGTCGCTAAAGCTCCTCGTGGGGAAAGTAAATATTCGTTCAGGGGAGAGGTAATAAAACTTAACCCAAAAGACTATGCCAATTGGAAAAAGATTTTCCCTCACATCGATCTGGATACTCAACTCCAACGGCTGGATATCGAGTTTCAGGCTGAGAAGCCCAAGAATTGGTTTGTGACGACCAGCCAGAAACTGAATTACCAGAACGTACAAGCAGGCAGCAAAATTAAACCTGCCAAGCGGATTACTGGAAACTTCTCAGATCGCAACTACGGCCAAACAGACATACCCAACTGGGCGGAGGGTTAGATGAATTATCAAACTGAATTAGAGTCCCTGAAATCAAGACTGGAGAGAGCCACGCAGGGATTCACGCCGCTTGAAGGCGCTGTTACTAATACATCCATAAAACAATGCGAGACACATGGTGAATTTGAGTGTCACGTACGATACATGGAAAAGATGCCTAAAATCAAAGCGATCACTGAATGTCCTCATTGCTTGAATGAGAGCATAGCTGAGATGGAAACCAAGATAGCCAGACACAACGAATGGGTATCTGCTGAAACACTAAGAAACCTCATGATTGAATTCGATGTACCCAAACGATTTGAAAGGGCGAGTTTGGATAACTACGACCCCGTCAATCGTGAAGCAGAGCGGTGTTTGAAGGTTTGCAAAGCCTATGCGACAAAATGGCCGGACAGACTGAAGCAAGGAGGCGGGTTGGTGATGTGTGGTATGCCAGGAACCGGAAAAAACCACCTCGCTATTGCTATCGGAAAGCATGTTATTCAGGAATATCAATCGTCAGTCAGATTCACGTCAGCAATCAAGATAGCTCGCGATTTTAAATCAACGTGGGCTAAAGGTGCTGATCTAACAGAATCAGAGGTCATTGACCGTTACTCAACACCAGATTTATTGATTATTGATGAAATCGGTGTTCAGTTCGGTAGCGACGCGGAAAAAATAATCCTCTTTGAAATTATCAATAACCGCTATGAATCCATGAAACCAACAATTCTGCTCAGTAACTTACCTAAAGATGAGTTATCTGAATTTATCGGTGAGCGCGTACTGGATCGCATGAATGACGGTGGCGGATGCACTTTGGCGTTTACGTGGGAGAGTTATCGATCACGTCAGCGAGCAGCTTAACCCCACCATAAGGACTTTTGAGATGAAATTAACTGAAACCGAGATTAAACAAATCGCAATTTGGGCGCTGGGAGAGGACACCGGAATATCATCAAAAACCATAGTCAGCATAGCGCTAGGGTTGAATGAAGGCGTCGTTTACAGATGGGATATGCCACATGATGTTGCTGATTTTGGACGTTGTTATAGGCTCATCAATCAGATCCCCAGACTAGCTGAATATCTACCTCTGGTAGCTGATAAATGCCCGCAATGGCAGCCGTTAGTTGCTATCTGGGATGAACTATCCCGACTGTATGAGGCTGATTTACAAAATAATGGCCGCACATGTTATGACAAAATCAAATCGCTGCATGAAGAGTGCATGGCTGCTGCTGGTTACGTAAGGATGAATGATATTTATTGGGTTCACAAGAGCAAATTACAGGGGGAAGAATGAAAATCAAACAGCTACAACAACAAATCCACCAACAAAATATTGACGCTGGTTGGTGGGATAATCCCCGTGAACGCGGAACATTGCTCTGTTTAATCCACTCCGAAATCAGCGAGGCAATGGAGGGGGAACGCAAAAATCTGATGGATGATCATTTGCCTCATCGCCCTATGGCTGAGGTGGAACTGGCTGATGCTGTCATCCGTATTTTGGATTACGCAGAGGCATTTGGTTATGACATTGAGGGCGCGATTGCTGAAAAATTAGCATACAACAGGCATCGGGCAGACCATAAACGAGAAAATCGCGCCAAATCTGGCGGTAAGGCATTTTAATGAAAATCAAAACAAGCAAATACTCATCAGTTGCTGCTTCCTGCATAACTGCCAGTGACTTAATGGATATTGAACAGAGGGCGTTCTACCCGAAAATTGATAGCACTCCAGATAAAGCAGTTGTAGTTAGGAGGCTAAAAAAAACATCCAAAGGATATAGCGTTTATTACGAACAATTAGGTAGATGCGATGGATTTTGGAGCAGTGCGCCACTTTATAAATTCATCAAAATGTTCCCCTACGAATCTAAGATTAAGTCATAAATTAATAAGGACTTTTGAGATGAAAAAAGCCAAAAAAGGAGCAAAGAATTTACTAATTCGAATATCAATAGCGACGTTTGTTTTGGTTCCTCTCTCCGTAATTATTCTTATCACTTGGCCTTTTACAATCGAGAGTTGAGCCACCGTGTCACCAGCGATGTACTGAGGGTGATCTACTGAAATGGAAAGAAGAGGATGCTATTTTCGAGGGATTATAGGAGGTTAGATGGAAGCTGATTTTTGTTTCCATGAATCGAACAAATCCCAAGCATGGGAAATCCTGAAAGAAACACTCCAAACGCAACAACCCCACCGCATCATCATCAAACCGTGGAAAAACACCAGAAGCCTATCTCAGAACGCGACTGCGCATATGTGGTTCGGTGAGATTAGTCGTTATCTGAAATCTAACGGGGCGAAATTTTCACCAGATGAAGTTAAAGAGATGATGAAACACACATTCTTGGGCTATGAGGTGGTGGAGCGGATTGATGCCAGAACTCAGGAGGTTGAGCACGTCAGAACACTGCGCCAGACCTCCAAATTAGACACTGGCGAAATGTTTCGATTCATGGAGCAGGTTGAACAGTGGGCTGTGGGTATTGGTTGTTTCGTGACAGTACCCGAAAACTCAGAGTATATGAAACTCAAACAGGAGCAGGAACGGTGAAATACCTCATATTCATCGGATTTTGGTTCGCATTATCACTAATGATGGGACTGGTGTTAGGGGGATAGGGTGGCAAAGTTTCGACAACGGAAATGTAAGGAATGCGGAGAGCGGTATGAACCAGAGCGGCAATTACAAAATACCTGCTCAATCCAATGTGCAATAGCCAGAGCCAAGAAACAAGAGCAGAAAAGACAGGAGGAACTGGAACGACGACGAAAGAAAGATAATGAAATCAAACAGAAGTTAGCCCGCGACAAACTCAGAGCCAGACGCCTAGCAGTAAAACCCCGCAGTTACTGGATTCAACAAGCCCAACGAGCCGTAAACGCCTATATCAGAGAACGAGACCGCGATTTACCGTGCGTTTCCTGTGGCGCCTACACGTCTGCTCAATGGGATGCGGGTCATTATCGGACTACCTCCGCAGCGCCGCAACTGAGATTTGATGAACGGAATATTCATCGTCAGTGCATTGTCTGCAACCAACATAAATCGGGGAATCTGGTTCCATATCGGGTGGAGTTAATCCGGCGTATCGGTCTGGAGGAGGTTGAAAGTATCGAATCCAATCATGACCGCCACCGATGGACGATTGAGGAATGCCAGTCAATTAAATCTGAGTTTCAGGAGAAATTAAAAATACTGAGACAGGAGGCCGCATGAGCATAGTCTTTGATGATTTTTATGAGGCTATCGAAGACGCTAGACATAAAAAAGAGAAATACAACCGAGACTACAACATAATCCAGTCCAAAGACCGCGCCATTGTTGTTGGTGAGATCATGCAGGGTGTCAGGATCATGTTTAGCACCGCCAATGATAGGTATCACACAGTATTGCCGGAGGTGAGATGAGGGATATTAACAGCTACAGGCATGTAGCCAATGCGCCAAGGAAATCATACCTAGGCAAAGTGCGCAGATTAACGCCAGCACAGGAGCGATGGGTCAAAGCAATCTTATCACTATGGGCTGATGAAATGGGTGGCTCGGCCTATTCTGGAAGATATGGCGGTGGTGGCTGCGATGGAATATGGCGATTTGTAAGTGGGTGGTCAGGAGAGCAGCAAGAGAAGTTTATGGATGTATTCGATAGCCTAAGAACTGCCGGATATAGAGGGGAAGAATTACTGAAAAAAGCCCACATGATTTTATTTCCCAAGCAATCACTCAGCGACATGTTTCAACGCGCCAACGATGTAGATGAAGCTGATTTTGTAGAGCAGGCTATCTTAAAAGCTTTTAGTAAGTCCAACCCTGTATATGTCCTCGCCACTGATTATTATCTTCGCAGAAACACCGTGCAAACTCTCGCAAATTATATGCAGAGTGACATTGCTCCGTGGTTGACCATCAAACAATGTATTGATCGGGTGAAATGGTGTATTAGTTTATTTCATGCCAAAGTTTATATGGTGTTGCAGGATGAAATAGTGCGAGAGCGCTCACAAAAAGGAATAGAAACAATAAATATTTCTGAAATAACTTGAAAAAAAGTTATGGGAGTGTATATTTTAGGTATGCTCGGAGCAAGAAGCGAAAGAGCGGGTAACAAGGCAAATCGGGGCGGCGCTTGTTATCGATTCCGCCCAGTTGGTTACTTCGACTTAGGTCTGGGACTCCAACCACTCCGGCTGAGAGGTCGGAATAAATTCCAAACCTCGCACTCGCGGGGTTTTTTCATTTCTACCAGTCGTCAACTCAGAGTTTGCAGCTCAACTCGATCATGGTCGGTCAACACCTACATCAATTTTAAATCAATAGGTTAAGTGTGATTTTGGGTGATGCGGTCAACATACTGATCGGGAGAGAATACTCATGAAAGATGAGTTCGAATGGTGCGATGAGTTCGATGGTTTTATTCAACTCCTGCAAAATATGCAGTAGTTCAAAATCCCGATATCGGAATTCCGGCATCGGAACAAATTCAAATAGTTAGGAATTCCGAACGGTTCAAATTCAAGGCATTTGAATAATGGTTGACATGGCATTTATTTCAACCAATTGTAATAACCTTCACACAAAGGCATTCAGTTAAAATAAGTCATGAGAATTTATAAAATCTATTAGCAACTGAGAGTATTGTGGAGCGATAGGTTTAAAGTGATTTAATATCAACATGGGCGTAATTATTAAGTTTTCATCATTAATTGGGATTTTATTCTATAAATTGAAATTATAAAGAATTTATATCTGAAATGATGTATTTAAGTGATCAATTAGGAGTTATCTTCTGATGATCGGGTAATTGTCATTCGATTGTTGCTATCTTCTTTAATTGTGTCGCTAAATATTGTTAACTTCGCTTATCGTGTTCCCAGATGGAATTTTATGACGTGCTACAATACAGAGCATAAATATGCGTAATTGGATTTTTTTACCAGTTATAAGGGGGAGGATATGACTAAATTTGCAAGAGCGATAAGATATTTTACAGCATCTCCTGATAAGATACTGACGCGAATCACGAAAGCTCCTTCTTGTAGCAGTACAAAGGATGAGGGGAAGATTATTGTTGATGAATATGGAAATCTGTCACTAAACCCCAACAACAAAGAAATTCAAGAATATTTTCGCGCAAATGTAAAAGCTGTAAGTGAAAAGTATAAAAAAAAGGCTACTAAACAATGCTAGGAGCTGCTCTTGTTTTAGTTGTCTTGGTGTGTGGTTACTTTTACACGAGTAACCACTTGCCTTCCCGCTTTAAGCAAAAAGAAGCCATTGGTTGGAATGCTTACTTTGATGTCGCTCTCAATGGAAGCCTTTTCCTTATCCAAGGTATTGCTTTATCAATAGTAGTATGGATTATATTGTTCTTGCTCATGTTTTTCCTAAATATTCCGTTATATTTAGGTTGCGAGTGCACTCCTTTTCGATTTGCTTTTACTATTTTCAACTCTAGCTTTCTGGGATTAAAAATGCCTTTATTTTTAACCCTAGGAATGACTATTGCTATATGTATCTCTTCTTCTAGAGATGCAGCTAAAGAATTTAGCAATCCGGAAAAAAGAAGAAAGTTGTATAGAGAAATTGCCTCACATAACTCCGTGGAAAAGATCTTGCTTGAATCAATAGATATGGGTTTGTTAGTTTTGGTGAGTTTGAAGTCAAGGAAGGTTTATGTAGGCATGGTTGATGAGTCACGGTTTGAATCATTAGATACAGCTACGCTAGTTATCTTTCCCTTCTTGAGTGGATACAGGGATAAAGATACATTAACTTTTTATATTGAAAATAACTATGCGATACATTATTTTGAAAATAATATCACGTTTGACTCGCAACCATTATCTGTTTATCACTATCGTCATGCGTTACCAAGAGAACAAATAGAGTCTATTTCTTTATTCGATACCAGTACTTATTACGCATTTCAATCTAAATTAAAAAAAGAAGAAAACAAAACGCTGGATATGGACAAATAGCCCTTCCTAAAATATATTTTTTAATGAATTAATAAAAGGCCGCATTAAGCGGTCTTTTCTGTTTATGCCACCGCAATCACTTCCAGAACTTCAGTATCTCTTATTGCGGCTGGCGACCTATTCATTACAGGGAACTCGTTGATGGCAATTGAAGAATGCTATAACTTCACTTGGCAGGGTAAGGCTCGCGCACGCCAAATAGCCCAAGTGCCACCAACAGGCACTTTGCGCCCTTGTAAAGAAGAGAGTGTGAATTGGGATACCACAGGGAACCTGTTTATTGAAGGTGACAATCTTGAAGTGCTTAAGATATTGCAAAAGTCTTATCACAAGAAAATAAAGATGATTTATATCGACCCGCCTTACAATACGGGCAAGGATTTTATCTATAAAGACCGGTTCAGTGATACATCGGGTCGGCGTCATACAAATTGGCTGAATATGATGTTTCCGCGGTTGCTCGTTGCTAAAAACTTACTTCACCCAGAAGGAATGATATATATCTCTATAGATGATAATGAAGTCTTTAATTTAGTGAAGGTTTGCGAAGAAATATTTGGATACGACGCCATTAAAGTTATTGTCATTAAAATGAGTGAAGCCAGCGGCCTCAAAATGGCCAGCGTCAAAAAGCAAGGTACTATTCCAAAATTAAAAGAATATATCATTGCGATAAAACCGAGTGGTATCAATAATATTGAATTCACCCCCATAAAGAAGTCTGGGTGGGACTCGGAGTATAATATATATTTGGATAATTTTAGCAGGGAGAATAGGGACTTTTACGACGCGATAAAAGATTCGGCGTATCTTAGTGACGAGCAGTTAAAAAAATTAGATGAAATTTTATCAGGGGTAACCTTAAGGTCTTTGTCCGAAGTATATAAAGGACCCGTTTCCAAAAAGAATGAATGGCTTTTCGATAATAGCTGGCGAATATGTCAGTGCGTCAAATCCAGTAGTGTTTACAAACTAAGCGAAGAAAAGAAGAAGAACAAGAAAGTAAGTGGCGTTTTCTCTGTTAAGTCAGCTCAGGGGTTAGTGTATCTTGTACGCGGAACATACCCAGAAACCAGCCAAAACCCCAGACTGCAATTAATATTTGCCTCTGATAACCTGTTTGTTCATCCTGGCGATCTTTGGTCTCACATTAAAACTACAGGGCTTAATAACGAAGGTGGTGTACCTTTCAAAAATGGGAAAAAGCCATTAAAGCTCGTGACTGAACTGATTGGCTCTTTAAAATCCCTTAATGATGGCGATATCGTTTTAGACTTCTTCGCGGGTTCAGCAACGACGGGCGAAGCGGCAATGATAGTGAGTAAAAATAAAAATATTAAATTAAATTACATACTGGTTCAGTTGCCCGAAAATTTAGAGGACACTTACAAATTAGCCAGTACTGAGATGAAAAAGCAAATAAAAGCGTCTATGGATTACTTAAATGAATCGGGTAAGCCACTTAACTTAACAGAATTGGGAAAGCAAAGAATGAGAATAAGTATTGAAAAATACAAAGCTGAATCTCAAATGGGTGGGTTTAAGGTATTTAAGCTTGATCAAGCTTAACACTCCAATCTTACCCCTATTAACTCACTAGCGAGGTGAATGATGAAGATTATAGTAAATTTTCCTAAAGTGAATTCGAGATTGGAATTTAAAAACAATGATGGCATAAAACAGCAAAGCATATTGTCTTTTTCTTCTAAACGAGTGGCAACACTAGAAGCTGATGTTTATGTTTGCCTGCAAAAAGAAGATGAAGTCCTTTTTCATGAAACGCCTCATGTAAAATTATTTTATGTCGAAGACTATAATGAAAGATCGACGTTTTCAGATTTTGAACTCAGAGCAACAGAGTGGGCTAAAAGTAAGTCGTTAGAATTTGTGAGTCATATTAATAAGGTGCAATCACTTGCACCTTGATTTGCTATTTCAGAAGGTTGATTAAGTCCTTGCCAGCATGTCCCCTTGCGTGACTTGAGACGTGTTTTAATACCATCTTTTCTAACTTCTTCTTTGTCTCTTCTGGATTAGCGGATTCTGAGATAAGAAACTCAATTATTGCAACAGTTAATTCATAGCTTAATTGGGACTTGTCATAAAGAAAATTTTGTTCTGGTGACATTCTATGCCCGCCAATGACAATCATATTTTTTCCTTTTTAGAGGTAATCAGCCATCCCTCTGCGGGTTGATTGATTTTTGGCTGATCTAACAGCTTACCTTAACTATCAACCCATTACTTTTAACCAACTCACAGGGGTAACCATCGTTCACCCCACGGACGCCCATTGTTCAGATGGGGTGGAATATGAAGATGAAAGAAAATCCTGATTTATGGGCTGACATATTAAACGGCCTGAAAAACTCATGGCCGCAAATATCCGGCTCTGTTTTGGCGGCATTAATTTGTTACGGGCGCCTGATTTATGACGGCGTGGAACGAAAGAACCGCTGGGTCGAGGCACTACTGTGTGGTGCGCTGTCATGGAGTGTATCCAGTGGATTGGAGATGTTCGGCATTCCTGCCAATTTTGCACCGGCTATTGGCGGTGCCATTGGGTTTATTGGTGTTGAGAAGCTGCGTGAGTTTGCTGTTCGTGCCATTAATAAACGCTTGGGAGGTAAAGAGTGACCAGAGGTATTAGGAATAACAATCCGGGCAATATCCGCCATGGTGACCAATGGCAGGGACTGTGCAGCAGGCAGACTGATAAGTCATTCTGTCAGTTTATCGCACCAGAGTACGGTATTCGGGCAATGCTCAAAATCCTGCACAATTACGTGAAACTCTACGGCGATAATACCATCCGCCAGTTTATTTCCCGCTGGGCACCACCAAATGAGAATGACACTGAGAGCTACATCACGTATGTGAGCCAAACAGTCGGTGTATCCAGTCATGCCGTGATTGATGTTAACGACAAATCCATCATGACAGCATTGACTAAAGCGATGATCCAGATGGAGAACGGCAAGCAGCCTTATTCTGATGACATCTTCGAACGGGCGCTTGAGATGCTATGAAATTCAACAGCCACTACTTCACTTTCGGTATCATGGGGTTGCTCGCTGGTGCATTCTGGTTCTATTACGGTGAGTATCGGGGCAAGGCCGAAGAATACCATAACTTAAAGTTAGTGTATGACGGACAGGTCATCGCGATAAACGAGCAGCAAGAACGTATCCAGCACCTCACAGAGTTAAACACCAAGCACACTCAGGAACTCGCCCATGCCAAGACTGAAATCGATACTCTTCGGGCTGATGTTGCCGCTGGCCGTCGCAAGCTGCGCATCAAAGCCACCTGCCCCGTGTCTGAAACCGTTACCTCCGGCAGCGTGGTCGATTCAACCACCGTCGAACTCACTGGAGAAACTGGATCTACTGTTCTCGATATCCGAGAAGGCATCATCAACGACCGGGCAAAACTGAGATATTTGCAGGATTATGTAAATACTGAATGCAGAGGAAATAATGGGTGAGATGATTATTGGCTATATGACAGGCGGTCTCATGGTAATTGGTTACCTGTATATTTTGCTTAAGGCGATGAACTGGTTGGGCGGCCTACTGGTCAGTGCCTATTACAATCGCCGCAAGGAAGAGCGAAAGCAAAAAGCTGTTAACGAGCTGTATGATGCATACCAACTTGACCGGATACAGGATGGTCACACTATGAAGATAGCTACGAAAGGCGGCTTAGTGATTATGATGTATCGGCAACAATCAGATGGCAAATAATAACCTGCCACCCCAGAGCAAATGATACTGAGGTGGCAGGATGCGATGCTTTAACTTCAGGTAACTCATAGTCTATGGATTTCATGAGTAATTACATGAAATTAATACGGCGGGTTAGCGATCCACGCCCGTTTTATTGCAGGTAAAACGTTTTTTTCATAATCGGGTAAGCTATGAACATTCGGATAACGGGTCTGTACATACTTAACTCCTCTGAATGTTGGCTCTGAAGTAAATCCAAGCAGGTATAGATATCTGTCTATATTCGACATATTAATAGACCCATAAGCTAAGTCAGCGAATGTGGCTTTAATAGTTAATCTTCCGGTTCTATCTGTACTTAAGAACCTACATTCAATGAGATACTCTAAATATACGTCAAGAATATCAGCACCGAGAGAATGGGGCTGTGAATGCGTAGTGACCGTTTGAGCACAGGAAACTCGCCTGCTTCTTACAAGCGGGTCTTTGGTTCTAAATGGATCTCGTGGATTTATCGGCATAACGACCTCCTCAAAAACACATGTGCGAAATACTTAATTCTATATTTATCTAATAACAAGCGAATAATGCTTAACAATTAGTTACCCTCTGAAACTAAAGTGAATATTTCTTTGCCCATTCCCTTGAGTGGTTAAAGAAATAACCCATGCTGCCACCTCGTTCCCATCGCGTACCCAACGCACACGGGATGGTGGCATTTTTATATCTGAATTTCACCGTGCATTCACACGCATACCAATAAAAACGCAGAGCCTTACAGAAAGTCGAGCCTGAGAAAACCGTTATTAATAGGGTATTTCTGCGGGCGGTTTTTCTGTGTGAACAAGTTCGGCTTTCTATAAGGAAAATACCCGATGAAATTAGTCAAAACGAATAAAGCCAATCTTCCCGTAACAGAAGCACCGACCATGACCAGCTTGGAAATGGTGGATTACATCAATGCTGACCGTAAGGCTAAAGCAGAGGCAGAGGGATTAGCGTTCCCGTGCAAAAAGTACAAAAAATTACGTCATTCAGATTTCACTAAAAAGGTGCCAAAAGTGCTTGGGGAGGGGTGTGCGAAAAATTTCTCACACCCCATAAAGAACCAACAGAACGGCGAGATTTACCCAGGATATAAATTCCCCAAGCGTGAGTCTTGTCTGATGGCAATGAGCTATAGCTATGAGTTATAGCAGAATCATCATAACCTGACATATTCAATATGCTCCGTAAACAACTCATCAACCGAACATCTTTTTTGCCTCCTGATCGCTTTTGCTCCGCCCCATTTGTGTTCTATTGGGTTCAAATCCGGACTATAAGCGGGAAGCCATTCCAGTTGACATCTGCTGTCTGCTATCGCTTGTGCCGTGTCATTCCGTTTATGGAAAGGCGCATTGTCCATCACTATCACGGTGCCGTGTGGAAGCTTTGGCAGCAAATCTTGTGTCATCCACGCATAAAAAACATCGGCATTAATATTCTCGGTAAACAAGCTTAAGGTGACGAAGGTATTTTCGAGAATGGCATCAATGACGTTGATACGGCCTTTTGCGTGCCAGTCATGCGAACCAAAACAGCGTAACCCTTTTTCCGAATAGCCATGTTGACGTGGCATCGACTGAGCAAAACCACTTTCATCCAAATACACAATCGGCCTGCCAGCCCGCTCATAGTCGCTGATGCGCTCGATAAATACCTGACGAGCCTGAAGATCAGCGCGAGGGTGTTTTAACGTTTTTTTTATGGGTGATCCGAAGCCGTTTCAAGGCATAATGAATAGCCGATTGTGAGACACCTAAACGTTTTGCTCTTTCCCATTGATAGTCATCGGGAAAGTGTTGGACATCCGCCATGAGCACTGCATCAGGGATTTTCGTGGCAGGTTTATTGCGGGTCATGCAAGGTTCTATCTGATTGCACCACCGGAACAAGGTGCGCATGGAGACTTCAAAATGGGCACTCGTTTGTTCAAAAGTCAACGAATGCTTGTCTTTGTATGCCAATACTCTCTTTCGAAAATCTAAGCTGTAGCCCATCTCATTTTATGCCTTGTCATCTTAGGTTTAGATATTATGTCATATTGATATGATTTAGCTATACAAGCTCAGGTGTTCGATCACATGACTGATCTTGAGGTGAAATCTGGCTTCGGATTTACCATCCAACAACTACAAGACATGCTTGTTTTGGCAAAAAAGGCGTCTGACGAGGATTCCTCTGATGCTGGCCGCAGACTGAGAAAGCGACAAGATGACCTGATTACCCTCAATAAGGCTGAAAAGCTGATTAATGACCTCGGTCAGGTGGCTCTTGGGTTGATTGGTGGCGGTAAAGAGGTAATCACTAATGAAAGATAATATATCACCATGCGATTTCTTTTGTAGCCGAGTGGCCGAGGCGTACTTACTTCATTTAGTGGCGACATGGCGTCGCCCTATTTATCGGTATGAAACTGGCGACATTGAAGTCTGCAAACATTTTCTATGGGGCCTGTTAGATGGATACCCCAAAGACAGAATGAATGATGGCTATCGAGCGCGATTCTACTCAAAGCTATTGAAAGAATTTGACGCCACTCCGATTAAGGGAGCTATTATTTGCGGTGGCAAAGTGCCGGAATTGAACAGTAGAGGGATTAAGTACATGAATGCTCTCGTTCATCAATATGGCGACATGCTAACTGACATTGGTGTGCAAGATGAATATGGAACGCTGATCCCGCCAGAGAGTTACAAAGGTATAAATTTAGAGTGATTACCCATTATATAAAATTCTGCAAAGCATCCATATTCGGGTGCTTGATAGAGGTTTGTGTCAGTTTTGGGCTGAAATGGTCTCGCTCCGATAGGGGGTTTATATAAATAGAGCCAGTTGTTTATTCTGAATTCAACCAAAGAGAGGTAAATATGCCTGAGCACCAGATACCACCGGGACTGCGCCCGATCAGACCTTTGCCTGATATCGCTCCTAAAGAAGAAGCCAAGGCTAAGATGTTGCTGGATATCGTCAAACTCAAACGATACTACGGACTCAATAACGAAGAATTAGAGCAGGTCATGAAGATAGCTTGTTACTTATCGAAGTAAGGAATCAAGACAATGGCACAAAAGAAACCTACACTCACCAATGAGCAGCAAGTTCTTTTTGATGCCCTAACAAAACAACAGCAAAAATTCGTGTTAGGTATCTTAAAAGGACTGAATCAGACAGATGCCTACAAACAGGCTGGCTACAAGGCAAAAACGGAAGAAACAGCAAGATCTTGTGCAAGTGAAATCCTAACAAATCCTAACGTTAAAGCGTTTCTCGATGCCATGAACCAAGAGGCGGTTTCTGATGCGGTTATGAGTCGTCAGGAAGCCTTAGAACGCTTATCAGCAATGGGGCGTGTATCTATTCATGATATCGCCGACTTCCGTAACAGTCAGGTAGGGGAAGACGACGAAGGTAAGCCCGTATTTCAGGCTACTTGGCAATTTAAAGATTCAGCCTTGCAGAACCCAGCAGCACTCAGTGCCATTTCAGAACTGACCACCGGAAAAGACGGCATCAAGTTAAAGCTACATGATCCGAAAACCGCCATTAAACAGCTGGCGGAACTGCTTGGTTGGGAATCAGCGAAAAAAGTCGATTTGAGTTCTACTGACGGCTCAATGTCCCCGAACAATATCGACCTCAGTCACCTGAGTTTTGAGCAGCTACAGGAATTGAGAAAAAATCGTGAAAAGTAGCCCTATTTAACATAATGGCTCTAACACGAACATGCGATTTTGAGTTCAGTTAAATTCGCTACCCAAACGGTTAAAACTTCAAATCTTCCCGTCAAATTCAGTATCTTTATTTGTTACTGATTTGTTATCAAAAACGTGAAAATCATTTCACCGTGATTTTGGCGCGAACCGCGTATTTTTCTCACTTTGGGCACCGACATGGATATCGATAATGCAATGCTGGATGAGGCTATCGAAAGAGAGATTGCCCGGCGCAGTCTGCATGAGTTCATTCAGTATATAAACCCTGACTATATCACCAGTGATTTCTCGCGTCAGGTTTGCGCGGCACTGGATGAATTTTTGATTGATATGATGGCAGGCAAACGCCCAATCCTGATACTGGGTGCGCCGCCACAGCATGGTAAATCGGATATTGTTTCGCGTTACCTGCCAGCGTACTTCTTTGGTAAATACCCGGATAAGCGTGTTGCTGGCTTGTCCTACGGCAAAGATTTAGCTTCTGACATGAACCGTGACGTGCAGCGCATCATGGTGAGTGAGGAGTATCGCAATCTATTTCCAGCGTCATCACTGAATCCAAAGCGGGTTGTGACCATTGAGACAATGGCGAAAAGAAACAGCGAAACATTCGAGATTGTGGGTAACAAAGGATCTTATATTGCAGCGGGTGTTGGTGGGCCATTAACGGGCAAGAAAGTTGATTTAGGCATCATAGACGACCCGATTAAAAACGCTAAAGAGGCATTAAGCCCAACAACCAAAAATGCCATCTGGAACTGGTACGTCTCCACCTTCAAGACGCGCCTGTCGAAAAACAGCGGCGAAATCATCATGGCGACGCGCTGGGCAACAGACGACTTGTCCGGTAAGGTGATTGAAATCAGTTCAAAAGCGAAGGTGCTGGCATTCCCTGCTATCAATGAGGAAGGCGAAGCGCTGGTGCCGGAATTACACCCGATAGATAAGCTGTTAGAGACCAAAACGATATTGGGTGATTACTTTTGGTCAGCAATGTACCAGCAATCACCTAAACCGTCCGGCGGCACAATCTTCAAAGAGGATTGGGTGAAATACTACCTGCCTAAAGATTTACCTGAGAAATTCGATCGGGTTATCCATAGCTGGGATATGACCTTTAAGGATAGTGAAGGCACTGACTATGTTGTGGGTCAGGTCTGGGGTAAGAAAGGTGCTAACTCCTATCTATTGCATCAAGTGCGCGAACGTATGAGTTTTACAGCCACCCTGAAAGCGGTCAAGAAAATGGCTGACCAATTCCCCGATGGTCGCCGTAAGCTGGTGGAAGATAAAGCCAATGGCCCCGCGGTGATTAATTCACTCAAAAACACCGTATCCGGCCTGATCCCCGTCGAGCCGGACGGAAGCAAGGTTGCCCGCGCCCACGCGGTTACGGCTGAATGGGAAGCCGGAAACATCTTTTTGCCCCATAAAGATATCGCACCGTGGATCACCGAGGCGGTGGATGAAATCACCACGTTCCCCGTCGGCGCACATGATGACGTGGTGGATACCATGACACAGGCACTACGCGATTTGTATCAGAAAAAGCGGGGTATCAGTATGAACCCAGGCATCGTTAATCAGGCTGTGCGCCATTCACGCATCATTCGTCGGTAAACATCATATGATAAGAAAACAAAAACGTCAGGTGGCAAGGTCACGGCGGGGATTCGCTTTGTCTCAAGCAATAGCAGACAAACTGGAATCAGAGAAATATATCCCGACGTATGAAGAAGTTAAGAGTATCTATGGTCCAGCAAAAACACTGGGGGCACCGAAAGAAGCAACACTAGCTATGGATGCCTCTTTAAGCTCAGCAGGAGCCTATACCCTTATCCAGCATGCATGGGAGCATGGACAGGGTTATGCGCTGGGGCCATCATTTATGGGTTATGCGGCGTTATCATCACTCACACAGAACGGACTAATCAGAGCCTGTATTGAAACCGTGGTTGATGATATGACGCGGGAGTGGATAGAAATTAAGTTGTTAGATAGCCCCGAAGATAAAAAGAAAATTGAAGATGCACTGATCGACTTCAAGGTGAAAGATATCTTCCATAAGGCAGGTGAATTTAACGGTTATTTCGGTGGCTGCCTGATATTCATTGATACGGAGGCGACAGATAACCAATTACTGGTGCCGCTGGATATCTCAGAAAAATCAGCAGAGCTGAAAAACTTTAAACGCTTTGTGCTGGTGGAGCCTATCAATATTTTTCCCGGCAGATATGAGAGCACTGACCCACTGAGTCCTCGCTATTTTAATCCTGATACATGGTGGATATTGGGTAAAGAGGTTCATAGTTCCCGATTAATACGCATTTGCGGCAATGAAGTACCGATTCTACTTAAGCCTTCATACAACTTTATGGGAATGCCACAGGCACAATTGTTGTACGACTATGTGATCCACTTTCAAGACAGTCGAACTTCTGCCGCACGGTTGTTGGAGAAGTTTTCTCTGACAGCATTAAAAACCAACATGGAAGACATTCTGACCAACCCAAACGCGACTAAATCACTGGACGGCCGATTAGCTTATCTGGCTTCCGTTCGTTCAAACGATGGCATTCTGGCGATTGATAAAGAAATGGAAGATATCATCAAATTGGAAACTCCACTAACTGGAGTGACTGATATTGTCCGCCAAATGCTGGAACTGATTGTGGTGATTAGGCTCTATTGGCACAACGCCAGTATGGGAATCGCCCTATCTGGATAACGCATTAACCGTAACAGACCAGATGGCAATTGATGCCATTCAGAATGGTTCGTTAAAGGAACTCAGTTGCGGCTATTTTTTTGAACCTGATTTCACATCGGGTGAGTTTAACGGGGCTACATATGATTTCGTGATGAGAAATATCCGAGGGAATCATGTAGCACTGGTCAAAGAAGGTCGGGCTGGTCCCGATGTGTACGTACATGACGGTTTACCGTCTCAATTACAGGAACAGACAATGCCACAGGAAAACCAAGTGCCCGGTAGTGTTGAGAATAACACCGCGATTACACAGGACGATCCTAATGCGGCTCAGTCAACTGAAAACCAGAAGCCGACTGAGTTCGTAATAGATAACGATGCCGTCAGAAAAAAAATGACGGAGTTAGGATTGGCAACAGATGATGAAGCTGCTGTACAGACCTTTATTGGTGGTATGCAGTTTGCCCATGAACTGGCAGAAGGCGAATCAACCTCAGCGCCCGTTGGGGACAACGGTCAGGAAAAACCCAATTCGGTGAACGATAATCCGGTTGGGGAAAATTCGGGAGAAAACAAGGAGAATACAACCGCCATGGATCATAAGCCGAAAATCACAATGGATGCTAACGCTATTCGCCAGCAGGCCATTGAACAAACTAAGGTGCATTTTAAGGCACTCAATGAAGCTGGGCAAAAAGTCCGTTCGCTGGTGGGAGAGCTGGACATCATGGCTTTTGATAGTGCCGAAGCGATTTATGCGCATGCATTGAAAAATAAAGGCTATGACCCCAAGAAATACGACAAAACCGCATATAAAGGCATGGTAGATATACTAGCAACACAAAAGCCCTCTGCATTCACACAGAATCCGGTTATGGATGCCGCGCCAAGTAGTCTAGAAGGTCCATTTGCGGGTTTGAAAAACATTAAAATCTAAGAGGTTATCATGGCATTACAAAAACAGGTTGGACTGTACTACGCTCCGGCGGTTCCCGGTGACAGAGCCACACAAAACCCCGTGATTTACACGCAGGGCAATCCGCGAGCAGAAGGCGAGATCACCATCGGTCATTTCGTGTTTGCAGGCACGGATCCATTCCGGCAGGTCAAAGCCTCCACAACAGGCAAAAGCGCACCGGTGGGCTTTGTTGAGCGCATACTAGCGTATTACAACTATAACCTGACATCGCCTGCAACAATGACTATCCCAGACCAGACAGACGTTACAATTGCAGCTCGTGGTGATTTCTGGTGTGCGCCAACCAATCAGAGTGCGTCCACTGGTCAGACGGTGTTTGCATCTACGACTGATGGCAGTATTCAAACAGGTGATGCAAAAACCCCGATTGAAGGTCACGTCAAAACCGACTGGATTGTCAAATACTACGACACTGACAGCAACCTCGCCCTAATTTCTAACTGGCAGACTGCCTAATTACCTGACTGAAATTATTCACGCATGACAACACCCTGTAATAACGGGTGGAATTTGTCATGCGTACTGGAGAATAGAATGAGTAAACTCTCTTTTGAGCAGGCCAAAAAATACGGCTTTGTTTTTAACGGTGCCCGTGAATGGATCACCCGCGACAATATGCCGCGATTGATTCAAGATGCGGCGTTAATCACCTCACCAAACTCTACTATTCCGGCTGAATTGCTGGCCTATGTAGATCCGACAATTATCGAAATTCTCACCGCTCCGCGTAATGCACGCGAGGTGTTCAGTGAGGAAAAACGCGGAGACTGGACAACGCCATATATGAAATGGCGCGCGAATGAGGTCACGGGTAATACCGCCGCCTATTCAGATTTTGGTCACTCCGGTAAATCTGGCACGAATTACGAATGGCATGTTCGCGAGCAATATCGCTATCAAACTATCATTCAGTATGGTGATTTAGAGGCGGATATGGCGTCTGAGGCGAAAATCAATCTTGCTGCGGATAAACAGCGTGCAGCAGCGACCATTATCGATATCGACAGCAATAAATTCTACCTTTTAGGGGTGGCAGGCCGTGAAATTTACGGCGCATTAAATGACCCAAACTTAACTCCTGCGATTGTTGCTGCCCCTTCAGGGGAAAAGAGTTCAATTAAGTGGATTGATAAAAACACACGGCAGCGCTATAACGATGTTCTGAACCTGTTTGCGCGTTTGGTTAATCAGACTCAAGGGTTAGTTTCTGAACGTGACAGGTTAATTCTGACTATTTCTCCAACACTGCGCGTGCAACTCGGGGATGCAACAGACTTTAACGTTTCAGTGATGAAGATGCTGACGACCTATTTCAGTAACCTAGAAATCGTCAGTTTGCCACAATTGGGCGGAGTAAGTGGTGAAACTATGCAGTTGATCGCCCCTAAAGTTGCAGGCATGGAAACTGGGTTGTTAGGTTTTGGTGAGAAAATGCGAGCAGGTCGCATTGTGCCTGAAATATCTTCATTCTCGCAGAAATTCACTGCAACCACTTACGGTGCGGTGATTCGTATCCCTGCAGCCATAGCTCAAATGACGGGCATGTAACTCATACATAACAATCAAAAATTCAATGGTCTCTCAGGAGGCCATTTTTTATTTCGGAGAAAGTCAGAATGTCAAAAGAAAAAACTGTTAGTGTCCGCCTTAATCACCCGCATGGTATTGAGTTCCCAATGCCGGATAGTACCAGTGTGGTTTTGGCGGGAAATGCCTTTCATCTATTTGGACAGGAAAAAGGCATACTTCCAGTTGGTCTCTATGGAGAAACGACAGTCGATGCGGATAAATGGGATTACATCTTGAAAACTTACGGTGAGATGGCAATTTTCAAAAACAATCTGTGCATCTGGGATGAAAAAGAGGCAAGCGCCAATGACAAGGCGCGCGAGAAAAAAAAGCTTCGTCATGGTCGTGAGCCAGTTGATACCAGTAAGACCACCACTAAACCTGCAAAGGAGAATGCCTGATGGCGGTCGTCACATTTGATAGTGGCGAATTCCTGAAACTGTATCCTCGATTTGCGGGCGTCCTGACGGACGGACAACTGCAACAGGCGTTTGATGTAGCCTGCCTACTGCTGGATAACTCCGATAACTCGATTATTCCCTATGAACCCAATGGCACACAGGAACGTAAGACGCTACTGTATCTGCTGGCCTGTCATATTGCGACAGTAACGTTATGGGGAAATAACGAACAGGCGGGACCCGCATCCAGCGCAACGGAGGGGGCAGTCAGTGTCTCGTTTGCGGTTCCTGATGTTGCCAATGCTTCGTGGTTTAAAACAACGCCATGTGGACAAATGTACTGGCAGGCAACCCGTAAGTATGTGGTGGGTGGACGCTATTCAGCGGTGAAACATTATCATCCGTGGGGATAAATCATGGCTATCAAAGGTGGCGATAAGCTCAGAGCGGCACTGGAACGCATCGCCAATACACAAACAATTCAGGTACAAGCTGGAGTATTGGCAGGTGCTACCAATGAAAAAACGGGTGAATCGATCGCCCCCTATGCTGCCGCTAATGAATTCGGTACAAAAAACATTCCGCCCCGTCCTTTTATGCGCGCGACTATTGCGAACAAATCTAACGAGTGGGCGCAACTTCTTGCTAGTCAACTTCGCGGAAGGATGCAGGATGGCAGTAATATAGAGGCTGCGTTCAATGTGGTGGGTAAAGAAATGGCGTTAGATATCCAAGACAGTATCGAGCAATCATTACCCCCTCCGAATGCCCCAGCAACCATCGCGAGAAAAGCCAAAAAAGGAATAGCTGCTCCAGATAAAACGCTGGTGGACACCGGTAGTATGCAGCGAGCGATTGATTATGAAATCGTGAAAGGAGGGAAATAAATGAATGTCAGAGGTATTGCCAACAGCCTAATCACTGCTGTTAACCCGAATACCAACGCTGTTCTACTAACAAACGATGGATATACGATAACGGACTCCGGTAAACAGATCCCCAAATATACTGAACATGAAATCACGGTGCAGCTCCAAAGTCTCAGCACGCAAGATTTAGAGCATTTGGGGGTGATTAATCAGCAGGGGCAGTTCATCTATGCCTATACCAGAGGGCAAATATCAGCAATCCGGAGAACAAAACAGAAAGGCTCTGACCGAATAAAATTCACAGCCTACGGTGAAAATGAGGAATCAGAATGGAATGTTACCAAAGTCATTGAGTCCTACCCGACGTGGGTTAAGGTGCTGCTATGGCGGCAATAACAGTTATTCACGCTGATTTGTTCATTGAAGTTAGAAAATATCTCATTGAGTTATTTCAGTGCGACGTTACTCAGGGATATCAAAATGATGTTCCAGCTCCTGAAAACGGTGTTGTGATGCACGTTTTGTTTGAGCGAGATATTGATTACATTGCCAATTATTACCATCACGAATCGGCAACCATCACAGCACAACGCTCTGTCGAATTGACTATGCAGTTAGATTTTTACGGTGATGAAGCTGATTCACGAGCACGGGTAGTGGCAAATCTCTGGCAGTCGAATTATACCACAGCTCGATTCAAAAAATGCCAGCCACTCTACAGTGAGCAGCCTCGCAAAATGGTTCTGTTGAACGAGGCTAACCAGTACGAAAACCGCGTAATGCTTGAAATCAAGCTGCAATATAACCCCGAAACGATCTACTCAGTCGATAGTACCGACTCATTCTCTGTTGATCTCAACGCTATTTAATAAGGTAAATACCTATGAATTCTATTCCGGCAAGTGACATTGTCAGCGTCCTGCCCGGCGTTGTTGGCACGGGCGGAAATCCCTTGGCATTGAACGCTATTTTTATTACTAAAAGCACCCCTAGCGCCATGTTGGGTGTAAAAGCATTCGGCAGTTCCGAGCAGGTCTCAGAAATCTTCGGAACGAAATCCAAAGAATATGAAGCCGCACAGGTCTATTTTTCAGGCTTTGTCGGCTCAACAACCCGACCCGAAACGCTGTATATCGCGTCAATGGTGACAACCAATCAGGCTGCAAAGCTGGTGGGTAGCAAAGTACCAATCAGGGATTTTAACCATATCCCTCAAGGACTGGAGCTGGATATTGACGGTAAGCACCAAGTTGTCACCATTACGCCAGTAGAAATTAAATCCTATTCCGCATTGGCCGAGGCTGTATCAGCATCACTAGCCAAAGCCGGTGTATGCAAATATGACCCTACCAGCCGTACATTTGCCATTGAAGGCGCTAAAAAAGGTACTGGTGGTACTATCAGTTTCGGCTCTGGTGATTTGGCCGAATACATGGGGCTGACAGAGGAAGCAGGCGCACAGAAAAATAATGGTATTGATGCGGATACTATTGATGAATTGATGCCTCGCATTACCAAAGAGGTGAATAATTTTGTTTCCATTATGGCGATTGGTGATTTCAGTTCTGATGAGAAAATAGCTATTTCCAGATGGGTGACGTTACAAAATGACCGCTATGTACACGTGTTGTATTCCAATGGCGATTTGGTGGCATTGGAGGCATTGGAGGCAATTTCTAGCGCCATTCACGAATCCGATATTGGCGGAACGTGCCTGATGTACGGAGACCATACTCATGGCGCATTTGCTTGTACCTATGCGGCATCATTGAATTTTAATGAATTAAACGGTCGGGCAACATTTGCGTTCCGTCGTCAGGAAGGTCTAAAACCCACAGTGACCGAGAAATCATTAGCTGATGAGCTATTGCGTCTCAGATTTAATTTCTATGGTGCTTACGGTACAGCCAATGATCGGTTCATATTCGTGAATCAGGGTTCAATTTCCGGCAAATTCAAATGGATGGATAGCTACGTCAATCAGGTATTCCTGAACAGCCAATTACAACTGGCGTTAATGACCATGCTCACCAGTTTTAAATCCATTCCCTATAACGAAACCGGAAAAGCTATTCATCGCGCAGCTCTCAAAGACCCCATTGACCAAATGTTACGGTTTGGCGGTATTCAGCGCGGCGTTGTTTTGTCTGAACAACAGAAAAAACAAATTAACGTCGAGGCGGGTTTTGATGCTGCTGCTCAGATTCAGGCTGAGGGCTGGTGTGTCCTCATTGATGACACACCTGCACAGACTCGCGGATTACGTAAATCAATGCCATTGAAATTCTGGTATGCCGACGGTGGTAGTGTCCAGAGAGTCGAGCTTCCATCAATTAACGTCCAGTAAGGAGCAATATAATGACAATGGGGCACAACCCAAACACGATCACCTCAGCAAATGCCGTACTCATGCTGAGGTGTAAAGGGGTGTATGACGATTACGTCCAGATTCAGGGATTTCAGGCGGATAATGCGTGGGAATTCGGCGAGGTCACTCTCGGAGAAACCCGTATTGGGGTGGACGGGAAGCAGTCTGTCGGCTACGTCCCTCATGAAACACAGTGGACGCTGTATCTGGAGGCGAACAGCCCGTCAACTCAGGTAATGGAGAATATTCGAAAAGATTTCAATAGTAATAAAGAGGCACGGTTTATTGATATTGTGGTGGAGCTCCCTTCTATCAAAAAACGCTATAGCGGCACGGGTGGACTAATCAGCATGACAGGGGGCGCGAGCGGCAAAAAATTATTGGACGGAACCAGCTACAAATTCAACATGATCACTAACGGCGCAGAGGAAATTGCATAATGTCCAACTTGAAATCCAAAACAATCACTATCGAATCAGGCCGTGATGTAGGGAAAATGTTTGTTATCACTGAAATGCCGATTGTTAAGGCTGATGACTGGGCGATGCGTGCCTTATTCACTATCGCTAACGGTGGTATTGATATTGGTGATATCCGGCCTGAAATGGGAATGATGGGGATGGCGCAAGTTGCTATTAAGGCATTATCAAGCATTCGTGCGGAAGAAGGTATTCCGCTACTGAATGAACTACTCGACTGCGTACAAATCGTTCCATCCGGAGGGAATGCCCGAGCTATCGAGTTCAATTCCGATATCAGAGATGTTAAGACAATGTTTATTCTGCGAAAGGAGGCGCTAGCTATCCACATTGATTTTTTAACACAAGGCGCTGGCTCAGACTCGAAAAATTAAAGGCTGGCCTGCCGCTAAAAGATGGCATTTTGGCAGAGACAAATAACGTCTCCAGCATCGTGTATCAGGTCGTGACGTCAGGGTATGCGACCTATCACGAACTCTCTACGATATATGGACTCGAAGCCGCGCTGAATCTGATTGAAATACATCAAGTCAGTGAATACAACAAGCAGTTGATGGAAAAACTCAATAGCGACCCGCATTAACATCGCCTGTATGTTATTTAAGCGCAAATGCTATATTTGAATCACGCTAAATATAAGTGAGGTGACAGATGTTAAAGCAGATTGCCGCCGCTTTACTGTTATTCCCATGTGCGTTGCTGGCGGGTAATCGCCGTATTAAGCAGTAGCGATGCGTTTAGCCCGGTAAATGCGGTACTAGATAGGTGTAACAGAATGAATTAACTCATTGGAGAAAAATAATGAAATTTGAAGATCTAGAGTTTGATGCAAGAAAAGCAGCGATTGAAGTATATAAAACAATTGTTATTCGTGAAGCGGGATTAGTCGATGGCAAGGAGAAGGAAATACAAACAGCCAGACTGGAAAATCTGGCTGAAAGTATAGTGAAAGGCTTTTCAAAACTTATTGAAAGCTAACTTTTTTCACTCTTGATTTTCTTAAAACGCAATTCTAATTTATCGAAAACCTTAATTATAGCGTCTGCTTTTTTTGAGCCATCAATAGGTTCACCAACAAAGGCGCCAGACCTTATCAATTCTATTACAACCTGATAAGCAGCATCAGTCGGTTTCAGTAATGGACTTTTTAATTCATCAGCCATCATTTTTCCTCATTTTGTTTGTGGATCAACCAAGCTATCACTTTCCCTTAATTGCGAAAAGTGAGTGCAACCTCGCCTGATGTGGTTAAAAGCAGGCATAAATCTAAGGCCGTGCATTGCATAGCCTTTTTGTTTTAGGTCACGTTAAATTTTCTAAAGGTGGTAATCATGCTCATTCGTAATAACGAACTTATGGAGAAAGGCATGTCAATTACTTATGAAGACATTAAGAAACAAAGAGCCAATCTTGAGAGTAAGTATCGACTTCGCAAAGCTGAGTTACAGAAATATGGACATAAGTTAGTCCATGAGTATTGTGCTTCATTATCACTAACAAATAGTGTTTGGCGGGATAGTGAAGGTGATGAATATAGCTATGTTTCAATTGGATCTGTGGATGAAAAAGGTAAGTTCCACAAAAAACCTTTAGAGTCACTCAGTCTAAGTGAAAACTACGAGTTAAAGTTCAAGATAGCTACTACCGTTGATGATTCACCTTTGACGGGAGGTGATCTTCATGCTGTTAGTATTTCAATGTGGATAATAAATGGAAATCTTCATGTTGATGTGGGTGGCGGACAGAAAGAATTCATCATTTCTTCTCCATCAGAAGAGGGGGTTTTTATTGAAGTATGTTCTGCAATAAAGCAGTTAATCATAATGAGCTTTACGGACTCAAGGCTTGACTAAAAGCCTTAGTTCACCTGCACAGGGTCGCGATTGCGACCTTTTTTGTTTCTAAAAAAGGAGTCCCAATGGCGACCTTAGTTGACACGCTGCTTGTCGCGTTAAAATTGGACATGTCCGGTTTTGCTAGTGATGCGAACAAAGCAATCAAAGCACTTGATGATCTGGATAAGAAGGCTGATGGCGCATCTACTACGGTAGTGAAATTGTCAGATGGAACCGATAAGGCTGCGGACAGTTCAAAAGATTTGAATCAGTCTAACCAATCTTTGACTAAATCGACTGAAATTGTCGGTAAAACCACTAAAAATACATCTAATGTTGTGTTGAGTTTTTCCGACAAACTCAGTGACGCTTCCGATAAAACTCAGAAAATGAGTAAGTCCGTTGGCGGCGCTGTTAAAGCACTTGCAGGCCTGTTCACGACGATTTTCGTCTCTAGCGGGCTGGCAAAATTGGTTAGCGAGGTCTCACAGTCTAACGATCAGCTTCACTTTCTAAGCAAAAATTTAGGCATGAACGCGGACACCATCAAAAAGTGGCAGAACGTCGCGGAAATGTCTGGTGGTAGCGCGGACGGCATGGCGGCCACCATGTCCAGTCTCAATAAATCACTGTGGGATTTGGTTACAGTCGGCGATGCGTCCATATTGCCATTTTTCAATGCGCTAGGTGTTGGGGTGGTAGATTCCTACGGGAAAATCAGAAATCTGGACGATATACTACTGGATATGGCAGACAGCTTATCTAAGCTACCACGCCCACAAGCGTATAGTATTGCTAAAAGTATGGGATTGGATGAAGGCACTATCAATCTGTTACTTGAAGGAAAAGATGCGGTTCAGAAAAAACTGGACGCGCAGAAAAACGTAGTCATATCCACCAAAGAGGAACTGGAACTTAACCGCCAACTCAGAGAGCAAAACTCAGTGCTCGGCCAACAATGGGAAGGACTGAAAACTATTGTTGCTAATTACCTGATACCGAGATTGTTGAAACTCTCTACTATGGTGACAGGGTTCCTTGAATACCTGAATAAAAACCGAGAGACGGCTCTTAATGTATTTAGACTGCTATCAGTCTTTTTAACACTGACGCTTATCCCAGTATTATTCCGTGTAGGCCGTATGTTACTACTGGCTTTTGCTCCATTGCTTGGTACTACAGGAATCATTCTTGCCCTTGCTGCTGCACTCTGGGTATTGTATGACGATTACCAGACATGGAAAAAAGGCGGTGATTCTGTACTTAACTGGAAAGAGTGGGATGAATCAATCACGTGGATACTTAAGAAACTGGGTGAGTTCAAGGAGTGGTTCAAAGATACTACTATCGGCAAATGGTTCACTGATGAAAAAGGCGAACTGGATTCATTCAAACTCACCCTAGGTGGCCTTGCGTTATTCTTAGGTGGCCCTTGGTTAGCGAGTATTTTAACTACATTAGGCTTGGCAGGGTTAGGTTTATTGAGGTTCTTTGGTTGGCCTGGTGCATTGATTGGTGGTGCTATTTGGGCTTTCAATGAACTTAAGTCCAAGATTGATGAATTCGACTGGGATTCAGCAGCTAAAGATATGGCGAAAGTAGGTGTTAAAGCAGCTAAGGCCGTAAAAACAGTCAAAAAGCTAACAAACGCCGAAACAGTATCAGAGCAAGGCCAAGTACTGTTTGATACAGCAAAATCATTACCCGAAGTGAAACTCATCACCGATTCAATACAGGTGGGCACAAATATAGTAAAGAGCAACACAGACGAGCAAGGTAGAGTTAACTGGTCTGGTGTGGTGGGAAGTACCGTTGATTCATTTAATAAGGCTGCAAAAATCGCTGCTGATGGTGCAAAGAATAAACCGAAGCCCAAGCCATTACCTGAAACTCAAAAAGGTAATACCAGAGGAGAACGTAACAACAACCCTCTTAATATGGAGTTTGCCAAGCAAAAAGGGGCAACAGTAGAGGATCACCCTGAGAAGCGCTTTGCTAAATTTAACACTCCTTATGAAGGGGTGGAGCGCACAGCATGGCAATTGAGGCGATATTTCAATGGGCTGACAGATAACGTTAAACGCCAATCCGTCGATTTAATTGTACGAAAATGGGCGCCCCCAGGTGGAAAAGATAAAAACCGCACAGAGGATTATATTGATAGGGTTGCGCAGCGGCTAGGCGTCGGTAGGCATGATCGATTGGATTTAAATAACCATAACATGATGTACGCCCTTATGAATGCCATGAGTCAGGAGGAGATAGGGAAACCACTTCCGTACGATAAGAATCTGGTTATGGCTGCAATCAAGAGGAAGAGTGATCCTACCGTCAATTTAGCTAATAATATTAATTCATTCTCTGAATATATATCAAAACCAATGGTCAGCAACATGCCAAACGCAGGCGCTGAATTTTTGTCTCAGACTCAAAAAATAAATTCCATGCCTACTACTGTGAGCAACAAAACTGATATCACCATCGGAGACATTAATGTAACCACTACAGCTAATACGGTGACTGGAACGGTAACGGATGCAGGACAAGCAGCTAGAGAAAGTTTGTCTCAAATAATCCCATCTATGGGATAAGGGAGGCGTAATAGCAACTTTGCTTTTCTGTATCTTATTTGTTCAGAAGGATTATAATTAAATCAAGTTTACTGGAGTCTGAGGTGATGAATGTTTGGGAAGATTACTTGTATAGCTATTTTATTTGCTTCAATGGGAGCCATTGCTGATAACGGAGTTTATGTTAGTGATAATGGCAAACTTGATATTCGTAATGGGAACTATTTTTGTGGTATTTATCCAAGTGGGATATTAAGCAATTTTAAAGAATTCCCGTCCGGCCATTTCCCACGGGCTATGTTAAGAATCGAGCAAGATGAAGAGGGAAAATATCTAGTTACGGATCTTCATCCAAACATACCGATAAGTGCAAAACCATCCCCATCTTGGGGAAGCTTTGCCGCAACGGTTAAGCTTGAATCTAGCAGTAATAATTCCGTGAAATATAAAGAGTATGTGAACGATAGTAACTATGCATTCCTTATAGGCAGTGAAAAGCTGGGTATGATGGCAATTTTAAGCACAGATGACGCATTTAGCCCTATAAATACAGTGTTAGGTAAGTGCGAAAGAATGAATAGTTATTAATAGCCGCCTAGCGCGGCTTTGTTTTTACTGTATTTTCTTTATACAAGATGCCAGAATTACTTTAACGAATCTTAAGAGGATGAAAGATGTTAAAGAAAATTGCCGTTGCTCTATTTTTGGTGTCCGCTACCGCTAATGCTACCGATCTCCCGTATTTTAAGACTGTTGGTGTAAGCGGTATTCTTTCAACTGTAGACGGTGATGATGATGGCTTGCCATATAGTTTAAAAGAAATGCCAGTCATAAAATTGGATTCTCCAGTAAACGTGATTGCGCCGTCAAGTGATGATGAGGACACCGAGACATTTACAGAAATAGGTGTGAGTACAATACAGCTAGCAATGGACAAAGACTGGATGATGGAAAAGTTCAGACAAATGAAAGGGCAGCGAGCAAGAGTTATGTGTGGTTTTTATCATTCTCACACTGCACATCATGTGACGCCTGTTGTTTGTGATGTGGCAAATATAACTACTATAAATTAAAAGGCTAGGATCGTTAGCATGAAAAAGACGCTCCAGCTGTTACTTCTTTTGGTAATCGGGTTTGCAATCCATCTCTATTATGAGACGGAAAAAGGACGCGAGCATATTGCCCAGTTGAAATCAAAACCTGCTTCTCAATTGACTACTCAGGAAAAACAAGAACTTGCTGAACACGAAAAAATAGAGAAAGACAGGCAAACTCGAAAAATTGCACATGAAAAGGAAGAGAAGAAGCGTAAGGCTGAGGAAGAAAGAAAAGCTCGTGAATATTACTTAGCGAACAAGGATGAAATTGAAAGGGAAAAACTTAAGACACGGATGTATATTGCATGTAGAGATATTCCAAAACTAAGTTTGAAATACCCCAAAACCTATGAAGAAGATAACGTCATCTTGGAAGAGAGAAAGCTTGATGGACGCCCTATTTATTACTTGTACATCGAATTTTCAGGAACCAATGCTTTTGGAGTGAGGATGAGCCAAAAATTTCAATGTTATAGGTATATTGATGACCTTAAATCTCCTATAACACACTCATTCTACGACTAAAAACAGCCCCACTGGGGCTTATTTTTTAGTAAGTTTATCCAGTTGAGCTTCTACTTTGGCTAATCTTTTAGCTATAGATGGTAGCTCATCATCTGAGATTTCGTGTTTCATATGAACCCAATGCTCAATAGCTGCAACCATTTCAGCATTTGCTGAACGCCCATTAATATCAGCCAAGTTATTGATTTCATCTTTTAACTCAACAGGTAATCTCAGATTAACCTGCGGGTTTTTATATGGCCTTTTAGACACAACTACCTCATTTTTTCTGGTTTTCATACATCCGCTTAACGGTTTCCATAAATAACTCTTTGAATTTGTCTGATTCAAGCTGCGCTAGTTCATCTATGTTTTTAGGTTTTGTTTCTTCGTCAATAGCGGATTGCAATATCATGTTTATTTCAGAGTTCATGGAACGACCATTTTTAGCAGCTCTTTCTTGAATTTTTTCTTTTAAATCATCAGGTATTCTAACCCCAAGAGGGGTAATGCTTCTCATTCCTTTCATGTTAGCTACTCATTGACAGTATTTGGCATCACAGTGTAGCTAAAAAAACATTGACGAAATACGGTCATTGTATTAGCTTTATGACTACACCTTAGCTACACGGATGATGATATGAAAATTAGAGAAATACCACCTCTTGGACTAAGAATAGAACCAGAGTTAAAACAGGTCTTGAAAGATGTAGCGAAAAAAGAAGGGAGATCTCTTAACTCAGAATTGGTTCAGCGACTCAAAAGAACATTGCGTGAAGATGGACTTATAAATGCCTAAAATGGTGAAGCCCCAACCATCGTGGGGATAGTCAGGGCTTCTAATTGTCTACTACCAAAGCAAGGAATATAGACATGACTAGTATAGCAAAAGTGAGTAGCGAATTCACAACATTCAAATTCGATGACAAAGATGTTCGTGTTGTTAAAAAAGACAATATTAATCAATTTTCACTGACAGCAATTCTTTTTTCAAAAGATCAATTGCGTTTTCAACTTTCGCTTTCCACTCTCTATCTAAGATTTCGTGCTCATCAGGAAAATCTTCAAAACTGTAATGTCCTACACCCTCTGAATCCTTGAAAAACTCATACTCATCTATCGATGACTCTATCATTTTAACTATCTCTGCATTGACAGAGCGTCTATTTTCGCTAGCGATTTGATGAACTTTTTCTTTCAATTCTTGAGGTAAGCGAATGTTAATTTGTGGGTCTCTACTCATAGCAACCTCAAATAAATATAAATCATGTTGACATGGTAGCCAATGGCTACTATCTTATCAATGGTAGCCATTGGCTACCATTATAGAGGAGTTATCATGCCAATTAGCGATAGACCGCCTCAAGTAAATATTCGTATGCCTAATGACTTACGAATCACATTGAGGATGTTAGCAAAAATTCATGGGCGTTCAATGAATTCAGAAATTGTCCATGCTTTAAACAAATATGCATCAATAAACGGTGAAGCCCTAACTACTGGTAATAGTCAGGGCTTCGAAATTGCCAGAGTCCTTGGAGAAAACTGACATGACCAGTATAGCAATTCGTGAGCCACATAACACTAATCAAATTATTATCTCTGATATTACTATTCACCAAGATTCACATGGTCGTTATTCATTAAACGATCTACATACTGCATCCGGTGGTGAACAAAAAAATAAACCTGTCCATTGGCTTGATACTCAACACACTAACGATTTAATTGAAGAAATTTCAAAGGTAGGATTTTCTACCTTTGAACCTGTATTCATAAAAAAAGGTCGCTATGGCGGCACTTACGTATGCAAAGAACTTGTTTATTCTTATGCCATGTGGATCAGCGCTGCTTTCGCTCTGAAAGTTATTCGCGCCTACGATGCACTTGTAACGGGACAAATAGAAGCCAAACCCCGTAAACAGCCTAAACAGATAGCCGGACGCATCACACCAGACCAGCAAGAGGCTATCAAACAATTGGTTCTCAATCGTGGCAAGGCGTTACCAAAAGAGAGCCAAGCCAAAGCAATGATAACTATGTGGTCAGCCCTGAAAACTCACTTTGGATGTACTTACAAAGAAATAGAAAGTGAGCAGTTCACAGAAGCACTTTCTTTAGCTGCACGAGTTCCATTAGAGGGTGAATTGTTATCAAAAGAAGAATTACCCGCACCAGTAGCACAACAGCAAATATCAGACAGTGACCTGCAAACACTCTGTTGGCTGTGGCAGCATTCTGTCGATATGGCTAATTACATGATGGATATAGAACCGTTACTTCAATTAGCCGAACATAGATTAGCTGGGGCGTATGCTACCCATCCACAAATCGCTATCAAATGTGCCAATAGTGCAAGACAAATACTGGAAAAGGCCAGTGAGCATATCCAAATTAAAGCTATTCAGATGGATAATTGGATGGTGCTACATAACCTGAGAAAGCCAAACTATCCATTTTAACTGTGAGCCAAGGATGGCCTCATGAGTTCCTCGCTCAAACTGAAAGAATACACAGTATGCCTATGGCTAGCGTGAATAACAAAACTGATATCACCATCGGAGACATTAATGTAACCACAACTTCTAACACAGTAAAAGGCACTGTATCGGATGGCCTGCTTATTACCAATGTAAAGACCTAACAGGAAACACAATAAACTGATAATAGGTGCGTAATCATGCAAGATTTTTTTAATATAGTTAAGGAATTCCATTTTTTATTCGAGCCGCTCGCTTGGTTGTTTTTTGGTCTTGTATGTGGAGGCATGTTTGGTTGGCCTCCATTTTCTGGACGGAATTGAAAGATAAATAGTCAGTCAGGTTATTTATCTTTTTTATGACTAACTAGTTTTGCGACGACTCTTGCTGTATTTAATATTTCTTCCTGTTTTTGGGTAAGCAACCTTTTAAATTCTTCTATTCCATCCTCGAGTGTGGCCTGAGCATCCTCTGGCGACATGTTTAGGTCGATCTGACTAACACCAGTATCAAGTGCATCTTGCAAAATCTGAATAATCTCAGAGTTCATTGAGCGCCCATTCTTTTTAGCTCTCTCAGCAATAGCATCACGCATTCCGTCAGGAAAGCGTAGATTAAACTTGTCTTGCATTTGGCTTGGATACTTAGCCATTTTCTTATTTCCTCGCATGATAATAAAAATATTGTAGGATTAACTTGACACCCTCCGCAATGGTGTTAAATTAATATCAATGGTGTCAAATTAATCCCAAGGAGATAAAAATGAAAGATGCCCTGTACACAGAAAGAGCAACAGAAACGTTCAGCTTACGTTTACCGAAAAGAGTGAAAGAACACGTTATGTCAAAGGCGAAAGAAGAAGGCTTGTCTTTGAATTCAGCAATTATCCAAAGGCTGGTATGGAGTATCAATGATGAGAAAAAGAGAATTGGGTAATAAAGTCGAAACCTCGAAGGCTACCACCAACGAGGCCTCTAATTTGTCAGTAACGCTTCAAGAAACTAACATGTCAACCCATAACAAAGAGAGTGACAAAGTGAATATAGCAAATAATAACCTTCCTGTCATTGCAGGCGTGGAAATCACTACCGATTCAGAAGGTCGTTTTAACCTGAATGCTTTGCATAGGGCTAGTGGCACTGGTTCAAATAAAGCTCCGAATCAGTGGCTAAGAACCAAGCAAGCTCAAGAGTTGATCAATGAACTTGAGTCTAACTCATTGAAAAATATTCAGACTGCAAATATGCAGTCTGGTCTAAAAGTGATCAATGTTAACAATGGTGGTAATAATCAAGGCACTTTCGCTCACGAACTTCTCGCTGTTTCATATGCCGGATGGATAAGACCATCGTTCCAATTGCAGGTAAACCAAACCTTCATTGATTACCGTTCTGGTAAGTTGGCACCAGTAACTACAGACCCAATGCAGATGTTGCGTGACCCCGATACGCTGCGTGGGATACTCCTTACTTATACCGAGAAAGTGATTGCACTGGAAGATCAGGTCGCTGAAATGAAGCCAGATGTAGATGCCTTTGAACGCATAGCCAAAAAAACTACTGGCAGTATGTGTATTACCGATGCCGCGAAACACCTACAAGTAAAGCCGAAAGTTCTTTTCGATACCCTGTCTTCAAGCAAATGGATTTATCGCCGTTTAGGTAAAAAATCTTGGGTTGGCTATCAGGATAAGTTACAGCAAGGTTTACTGGAACATAAAATAACCGTTGTTGCCAAAGATGATGGAACCGAACGAGTTTGCGAGCAAGTACTTGTGACTGCAAAAGGCATTTCCAAACTAGCTAAGATGTTGAGTGTGGGTAAAGCAGCTTAAAGAATACAGAATAAAAACAGCGAAGCCTTAGCTGCGCTAACAACTAAGGCTCCTGAGTGTTATTTATCGTGTGAGACAAACAACTTAGTCATTGTAACGAATGACAAATCAAATTTCCAGAGTACTTGCAGGCGCTCTGAAAACAGAAAACCAGTATTTTGCAGTTACTGGTGTTCATAGGTATATCACTGGAGAGAGATATGAAGTCAATTATCAAACATTTTGAGTTCAAGTCAAGCAACGACCAATTAGTAACCATTTCTGGCCTGAAATATAAAGGTAAGCCAGTATTCTTTGCTGTGGGATTGGCAGAGAGTTTAGGGTATACCAATCCATCCAAAGCATTAAAAGATCACTGTAAGCATCTGATTAAACTTAATTATAACGAATCGTTAGAATTGGGCTTAGGTGAAAATCCTCGTGGAGTCATCCTTGCTGGTCAATCAGATATGTTCAGATTGGTGATGCGTAGTAATTTGCCTTCGGCCGAACGTTTCCAAGATTGGGTGTTTGAGTCTGTGCTTCCATCCATTATGGAAACAGGAAGTTATTCAATCAAACAGAGTCAATCTGGATTACCTGAATATCGCCGTGCCAGAACGTTGAAAATGTCGGTTGATGCGATCTCCAGCCTGTTTGACCTGATGCCAAACTTGAGTAGAGAAGCGAAGCAGTGCGCAGCAGCCAATATTGTTAACCCTATCGTCGGTTTTGAAGCAGTCCCTCTTCCTGTGCTGGAGGAAAGATACTACACAGCGGGTGAAGTTGGAAAAATGCTGGATGTGTCAGCAAACAAAATCGGACGGGTTGCCAATGAGCATAACCTCAAAAATGAACAACACGGCAAGTTCTTTTTGGATAAATCCGCTCACTCAAGTAAGCAAGTCGAAGCATTCCGTTATAACGAGAATGGCATTAAGGCGCTGAGACATTTAATTCATGGTGTTGAAGTAGCTTAAGGATTGAACACAAGGACGTGATCAAATACTGATCTATTTAACAGAATCGGCCAATCTAACAGTGATTGCTAGGGTTAACAATATGTATTTACCCGTATTGCGTGTGTAAATGATTGAATCTTCGAAGTGCTTCGCAATTCACGGCCAATCACCTTTACATAACGTTACAATTACGCGATAAATATTGTCGCTCTCAAACGGCGAAGCCCCAACTATTGCAGTAGTCAGGGGCTTCTTATAAACGTCTAATACCATCTCAAGGAAAATAGACATGTCTATTATAGCAACTAAAGAAGTTAGTAAAACCATTAACGTTCCATTTTATGGCGCAGATCTCTATGTCGTTAATTATAACGGTGAGCCGTATGTACCGATGAAACCGATTGTCGATGGCATGGGATTAGCGTGGGAACCTCAGTTACGCAAACTAAATCAAAGGTTTGCTAAAGGTATGATCAAAATGGTGATACCTTCTCTGGGTGGCGCTCAAGAAACAGTTTGCCTTGCATTTAGAAAATTAGCCGCATGGTTAAGTTCTATCAGTCCCAATAAAGTTAAAGCATCAATCCGTGAGAAAGTTATCCGCTATCAGGAAGAATGCGATGATGTGCTTTATGAATACTGGACTACGGGTGAGGTTAAGGCGAAGAAGACTTCAACCCAAGATCGCACTCCTCTTCGCGGCCTAGTCAATACTCTGATGGGTAAATATGGCATTAGTGATAGAACGTTATTCCAGATGGTGCATCGTGAGTTTGGGGTAAACCATATTGACGAACTCAGCCATGATCAACTTCCGTCTGCGATAGCGTATTTGGCAACTAAAGTGATTGAGGGTGAGTTTTTGGGGCGGGAAGAGCTACCTATACCTCAACAAATCGATCTGTCACTCGAACTTAGAAATGCCAATGCTCTATATCGAAACCTAATGCACCTCAAGGACACTTGGGATACGCTCAACCCACATTTATCTGTTTTGGCACCTGATATAGCGCAGGAGTTTAACGGAGCATTTAGTAACGTGAGTGGTCCTATATTAATTCTTAAGAACGGCCTTGAGCGAAAAGTCAGTTTGTTGAACTAAATTTAAGCCAAGGATGGCTTTAAATATCCAATGAACCGCTTAACTGCGGTTTTTTTACATCCAAAAAACGGGGTGAACTATGTTTGGAAAACCAGATATCCCTAACTGGAAGGGTATCCCCAACGCTGCAATCGATGCCGGAATTAGTCTGGGTGGTGCGGCGTTAATCAATACACTGTTCGGCAACTACTGGGGGATATTTAATCAGTATGGTATCCCTCTTTTACTGGCAGATAGCGTGATATCCCTGCAATACCAGAACCAGTATCGGGTTGTAAGTGCTCCGATAGAGAACGGTTCATTTGCTACGTACAACAAAGTTGGAGAGCCATATAAAGTTACGGTGCAGTTAAGTAAAAGCAGTGGTGGAACGTTAGAGCGAGGTGCTTTTTTGTCCCAGCTTGAGATTTTAGCTAAAAGCACCCTGAAATTTCATGTCGTCACACCTGAATTCGTCTATATCAACGCAGCTATCGTGGGATATGACATCGCAAGGGAGGCTAAGGATGGCGCGACGTTGCTCAAAGTGAATCTTCACCTCGAAGAAATCAGGGAAGTCAAAGTGAAATATGACAAGGAAGAGGTTAAAAATCCTGATGATGCCAAGAAAAAGGATACGGGCGATCAGACGCAAAAAGTGGAATCTCAGAAGCAGCAAGTGGAAAAGGGGGATAAGTCGTGGTGGAAATATGTAATAAGTAATCCTGAATCAGCATTTAATGATGCAATGAAGGAATCCTATGAATTTGCGGATCAATTAACCGGAGGGAAACTAAAAGAACTTAATAAATGGTTATCTGGAGGATTCCAATTGTGATTGTTGAAATAGCTATATCCCCCATTCCTAACCAAACAACCTCATTTTCTATTGGTGCAGATTTAATTGAATTAACCCTAGAGACTCGGTTAGGAAATATATTCGCCACGGTAAAACAAAATGGTGAATATCTGGTATGTAATCGTATTTGTCGGAATCTTACCTATATATGCAGGTGGCTAGTATTTTTGGATATAGAGGGTAATACCGATCCCGAATATTCCGGACTCGGTTCCCGTTATAAATTGGTATGGAATGATGAAATTTAACAGAAAAGTAATAAAAATCACCCTCACTCTCTCAGGCAAAGACGAATCATTCACCTCCAGCAATCAAAATAAACTTTCTGCAACCGGATTACGGATTAGCGCCGAAATCAATTACGGCAATGGTGCTATTGCTCCTCATGCTCGAATCAAGGTTTACGGATTGCCAATGGAGACGATGGAGAAACTATTGCATATCAGATTTCGCACATTAAAAGCATTGCGTAATACCGTGACAATTGAAGCTGGTGAGGAAGGTAAAGAGTTATCACAGGTCTTCAAAGGTGGTATTACCTTTGCCTGTCCCGATATGGGGGATGCACCTAATATTGCGCTAGTGATTGAAGCACAAACTGCCATTTTGGAAAAAATGACTGGAGTTGATGCAGAGAGTTATGAAGGCGAGCAAGATGTTGTAAATATCATGGGTAATATCTGTAAACGCATGGGATATTCATTTGAATCTAATGGCGTTAGTGAGAAATTATCTGATGTATATCTAGGAAATACGGATATGGAGAAAATTAAATGGTTGGCAGAAGCTGCAAATCTTAATTTATATATTGAAAGCAATTCCATTGGTGTAACTAGAAAAGGACAACCAAGAAATTTAAAAATCCCTGTTATTTCTCCAGAGACTGGATTAGTTGGTTATCCAGTTCCTTCAACGAGAGGTATTGATTTTAAATGTTTCTATGACCCATTGGTAAGATTTGGTGGCATTGTCAGAGTTACTGGTAGCCAGATATCTATCTGTAATGGTGATTGGCTGATTTATGGCGTCAGAATAATTTTAGAAACCGAGCAGGATTCAGCACAGTGGTTTATGGATGTTGGAGCTAGCCCAAGAGGTGATAGTTATGCCGCAATCAAGAAGTGATGAACAAGTTTCATTATATGATCCACAGGTAACTATTGGTGGAGCGATGACCCAAGAGGCCATCATCTGGTCGCTCATTGGCAAGATGGGAACGGTGACAATATGCAGGGTGGTAAAAGTTAAGGGCGGTGGCGTCGCTCCTGTGGGGTATGTTGATATCCTGCCACTGGTACAACAAGTGGATGGCGCGGGAAATATCTATAACAACTCAGTTATCTACAATGTGCCGTATTTCCGGTATCAGGGCGGTGCAAATGCGGTGATTCTCGACCCGAAAGTAGGTGATTTGGGAATTTGCCTCGTCTGCACCCGTGATATTTCAAAGGTGAAGCGAGCCAAGAGGTCAGTTCCACCTGAGAGTAAACGGCGATTTGATTGGGCTGATAGTCTCTATATCGGTGGATTACTCAACGGTGTACCTAGTCAGTATGTTCATTTCCTCGAAAACGGAATCAATGTTGTTTCCACAGGGGTAGTGAATGTCAAGGGTACAAAGATCATTTTAGATGCACCAGTAGAGACAACCAGCACCATTCATGCCAAGAGCGATATCACCGATAACACAACCACCAATTCCCTATCAATGGCGGGAATGCGGACAGTCTACAACAGTCATAATCACCACGATAACGGGCAGGGTTCAAATACCAGCCCGCCTAACCAGAAGGCGTAATCATGCGGACATTATTTTTAATGCCTGCCACATGGGATTTAACTCTCGATGCGGCGGGGAATATTGCTATTGCCTCAGACCAGTACGCCAGAGCGCAATCAGTGGCCAATGCCTGTCGAGTGTTTGTGAAAGACCTGTACTACTCACAAGGTGACGGTATTCCGTATCTGGAGAAAATCTTAGGTAAGAACCGCTATTCACTGGCGATGTACCGCAAGTATTTAGAGGATGCAGCGATGTCTGTCGAGGGAGTGATATCAGCTACGGCGGAACTCAGCACCGCCAATGACAGGGTAGTGAGGGGACGAATACTGTTTACTGACATTAACGGAACCAAGGGAGCCATCGAACTATGATCCCAAAACTACAAATTACCCCGCAGGGGATATTAGCACCCCCTACGCAGGAGGTGATTGACGGCTGGTGGCAGGTACTTAAAGGGTGTTTTGGTGACAATCTCAATACCGACATGAAAACCCCACAAGGCCAACTAGTGACGACGCTAACTGCGATTATCACCGACGAACGCAACTTCTTTATCAATCTCCTGAACAGCTTTGACCCTCGTTACGCTGACGGCATGATGCAGGATGCACTGGGTTATATCTATTTTCTACAGCGCCATCGTGCTACAAAATCAGTTGCTGAGGTTACGATTAACGGTCTGGCAAACACTGTTATTCCGGTTGGATTTCAGGTTACTGATGACTCAGGAAAAACATGGAGCACTCAGACAGAGGACAGGATTGATGATAATGGATTGGTAACGGTCAATGTTTACTGTGATGTTGCTGGTAGGATTTCGGCTGCAATAGGCGCAATTAACCGCGTCGTCAAAAATGTCAATGGAGTTGACTCTGTTATCAATAAATCAGCAGCTATCGTCGGCAGAGATGAGGAATCACGGCAGGAATTTGAATTGAGACGACAGGAATCTGTCGCGGTCAATGCCAAAAATACCAATACCGCGACCTATGGCGCAGTATCCAATATCAAAAATGTCATTGATTGTTATGTCGTTGATAATCCAGATAATGAAACTATCACGGTTGGGGTAACAAACTACCCATTAATCAGAAACTCTATCGCTGTCTCTGTCGTGGGTGGTGATGATAATGAGATAGCGCGACAGATTCTGGCAAAAGCTGGCTCTGGGTGTTCTTTTGTAGGGAATACAAAGGTCAAATATGAGGACACAGATAATTTCCCCTACCTGCCGCCTAGTTATGACATTAAATTTATCCGGCCACACCATATTCCTATCGAGTTTATTGTTACATTTGAGGATAAGCTGAGGTTAACGCACCAAGATAAATTGGCTGTTCGCAATGCGATAATGAGTGAGTTCGAAACAGGCAGGGGTAAAGGCCGGATAGCTAAACGCCTAATTGCCAGTGATTATATTTGTGCAACTGCTCAATCAACGCAAGAACGGCTAATATCGATTCAAATAGCACGACGACACAATACGGCGGCTAACTATCTGGATTTCGGTATTGATGAATTTCCTACTCTGTCCATAGATGACATAAGGATTGAGTGATGATTGATATAAAAGAGACATTTCTCAGCCAATACGCCAACAGCCCTACAATTTGCACCATTCTCAATTCAGTTAATGAAGTTATTGACCCCAGAGCGAATGCAAATGAATTTTATCATCTGGCGGCCAATGTTCTCACAGCGAGGGGGTTTGGACTGGATATTTGGGGCAGAATTGTCGGCATTGGCAGGGATTTATCCATACCAGACCCGAGTATTGACTATTTCGGATTTAACGAGACAAATAAATATTCCCCATTTGATCAAGCGCCTTTTTTCTCTGGAGGAACCGATACATCTTATATGATGGATGATTCGACATTCAGGGATGTCATTTTAATGAAGGCATTTTCTAATATTTTATATACAACAGCTACTAATATTAATCAATTTCTGAAATGCTGTTTTTTACGAGGACGTTCATATTATTTAATAACCGGACATATGACGGCACGATATGTATTTGAATATCGATTATCTGAATTGGAAAAGAATTTAATTTATAACCGTCAAATATTGCCACGACCATCAGGTGTAAAAATAAGTATCGTAGAATTACCATTAGGTGAATTTTTCGGATTTTATGGAACCGGATTTCAACCATTCGATCAGGCATCATTTGCATAATAGGTGAATAATGAAAAACCCAAATTTAATACCAAAGCCTTTTGCTCAGAACGGACAAAAGGATGAAATACCTTCTGACTACAAATCAGATTTACCCAACCAAAAAGCCACATGGGACGCTGGATTTCCACAGATTACAATGATGCCTGTTACGGCTGGTGGATTGCCACCCAGCGGCAGGGATTTTAATGGTATATTTAACCAGATATCCGATAATATCGTTCATTTATCTAAAGGCGGGAAATATAAATTCTCACTGGAGTACGCTAATTCTATTGGCGGATACCCTAAGGGAGCCATATTACAATCTGATGATGAAACAAAAGAATATCAAAGTCTGATTGATAATAACAAAATTAACTTCAATACCGAATCGGCAGTTAAAATTAACTCAGCGTGGAAACTGGTTAATACAAATCAAATTCTGGATGAATTGAATAAAAAATTCGATAAATCGGATGTGGTTCAATCTGTAGGCAGTGGTATATCACAGGTAATGAGCCAAAAATCAGTAACCGATGCTATGAACACACGCCTCGAAAAATCCCGAAACGGCGCCGATATCCCCAACAAATCGGAGTTTGTGAAAAACCTCGGTTTATCAAATACCATGAGATGGGCTGAAGAGGCGGTGCCTAATTACCGGGAAATCAACGGCAAGCCACTGTCCCAGAATATTATATTGAATGCAGATGATGTGGGTGCGGCAACACCAAAATGGGTGTCCGAGGGGTTTGCCCGGGGCAATATCGCGGAGATGGTCGTCACGGGCGCATTCCCCCGCGCGATATTACAAAATAACGGGGGTGACCGTTTTGCCCTGGAGGCGGAATTTAATAATGCCTCGGATAACCTCCACCTCTATCGGCGAAATGCGGGTTCCGAGAAAAACAATTACGTTATTTCATTCCCTAAAAAATCAGGCACGTTATCGACCCTTGACGATTTAGTCGCCTATCTGGCGTCATATGTGACGCAGGCGGAGTTTAATTCACTGCGGGATACGGCATTACGGGATCTGCGGGGATGGTGGAAATCCGGCCACACCGGGATTATTCTCCAGTGGGGATATACAGAACGAAAATTGGGGGAATCGCGGGAATGGGTGGAATTTCCGATCCCCTTCTCGACAGATTGTTTTGGCGGTATTGCGACACCCAATATGGATGACCGTATCAAAGGGGTGATGTCTGCCTATTTTGGGGGCAGTACACGTTGGGGGGCGTGGGTGACCATTGATCATGTGTCTGACGTTCCAGACGATTTCAGAGCTAAATTATTTTATTTTGCAATAGGATATTAATCATGTATCACTACTCTCCGGGGGAAAATCTGTTTTACCCCACTGAATTGCAACAGGATTATATCAACGCGGGTACATGGCCGTCTGATGGGATTGCGGTGAATGAGGCGATGTATCGTGAGTATCGTAACCCACCAGAGGGTAAGCGGCGTATTGCAGGCACGGATGGTTTACCTGCGTGGGGCGATATTCCGCCGCCAACGCCAGAGGAATTACAGCGACGTGCGGAACGGCAAAAACAATATCGGATGACACAGGCCTCAAACGCTATCGCCCCGTTACAGGATGCGGTTGACCTCAATATGGCCACCGATGCCGAGAAATCCGCCCTCACTGCCTGGCGTAAGTATCGGGTACTGCTCAATCGGGTGGATTGTTCTACCACGCCTGATATCCAGTGGCCGGAACAGCCGAAATAAATACAGGGGCACTATGCCCCTTATGCCAGCAGATTCGGTGTGGAATGTGAGGCAGGGGGGCGTGATGGGAAAAAGCCCTCGCGGGGAGGGCTTGAGGTTAGTGTTAATTTTGTTGTCGCTTTATTTTTTCTTCAAATAGTTTTTTAATTTTAAATGGAATAAAAAAGGAACAAGAAAAGGCTACAATACTGAAAAAACATATTAATGGTTCCAAAATAATAGTTATTTTTTCAGGTTTAGTGTTAATTAGTTTGGTTATATCACCTTGAGGTAAGGTGAGGTAATAAATAAAAATTAAACATAACACAACCAAATATATAAAAAATAAAAACAAATATCTTTGAAACCTGATTTTGAATTTTCTTTCATTATTATATCTGTTTTCTTCTGACGTATTTGTTGTAGCAGTAGCCACTTCTCCTGAGGTTGATATAACCAATAGGAGAAAGCCTGTTAAGATAGAAAACATGTTTGCTACAAAGTTAAGTAGATCTTTATTATATCTTATTTTGTCATGAAAAAAATAAGTTATAATTACAGCGAATACAGGTATAGCTATGAATGTAGCTATGTATCCAAAATCTTTTTTTTGTGAATTCATGTTCTCCTCCTGATCCGCATTTTATGCCATTCTTTTATTATACTACAGTGCCTATGAAATGAATAAGAATTTCTTTTGCATATTTATCTTTTATTGTTTTCGTTCCGTAAGGTATCGTGTAATAGTCTTTTTTTGTTTTTATTTCTGAGCTTTTAATTTTGTTATCCTTGCGAGTTACAATGTAAAAATCTTCTGATAATTCATTGACAACAGATTCTATATCATCACTGATAGACTCAATAAGACCAAAATTACTTTTATGATCAAGGAATAACATTCCGTAAAAAGGAGTGTCGCTATTATTTTCCTTTTCGAAAATAGATAATTTATTTTTTATTTTTATATCATCTATAACTTTCATTGTTGTCGAGACACCTATCACTAGATGCTTTATTTTTTCACGTTGTATTTTATCTACTGTGCTTTTATTAACCTTGTCTTTTATTTTTACACCTACACCCAATGTCTTAAATATTCTATCAAGTCTTGTTCTTTGATGGGTATAAATAATTTGATTTATTGTATAGATATGCTTACCGTCTATTATCATAAAAACATGACTATTATCATAATTTTCAATAGAGTGTAAGTCTTTTTCTTTATCATCATTTGAACTATTTTTACTTTCAGATACTATTGCTGGTGTAATTGGAACCAGCGCGTGCGGTTCATAAAATGTGATATGTACAAAAATTCTCTCTGGTTCCATTTCAAGTTTTTTTATCCGCATTTTATGTGATTGACTTATCTTAAAATCAGAGCCTTCAACGAATTCTTCATGCTCACCCAATGCCTGCAATAGACTTTTTTCATTATTGTATTCATAATCAAATACATAAGCTGTCGCTGTTTTTTTGAACTCTTTGGTTTTAGACTCTGAAAAATTCATATCCATTCCATTTATTTAAAAAAATTTCTATGTTTATGTCACTGACTCTAAAGTGTGTTGTTTTCATACTAAATCACTTCCCCTAATATATGATCGGAATATTCCTAATCTGTGAAGTGAAAAGAAAGCTAATTTATCGAAATGTGATAAAAAATATATTTCAAATTAAAACTGTATTTTATGGTTATTATTGATGTGTTATTTCCCTACTTGGATAATTTCTTCCAACCCCTTGATATCTCTTATTTCTGTCAGAGAACCAGAATTCTTGCCCTGAGCGAGAAATGAGTAAAATCAACATGTTAGCTAAGGGTGGGATTTCCCGTCTTTTGGGCTTCTTCCGTTTCAAACGGAGCGATTAAATACCGCTCACAGCCGTCATTTGAAATCGCAGCAGTGCACTTGTTTAACTTTATTCTGGGGAAATTAACCACAGGGATCTCTTTAGTTTAAGGAGCCACCAGTTTCGGAGGTTCCTTCTCTTACTGAACATAATGACTACGAGACTTATTTGGAAAACTCCAAAAAAGGTCGTCTGTGAGCCGAGAATCCTAATCAACATTGTTAATTGGGATTTAAAAGCCCATTTATGTTAAAGGGCAGATTGCTGCCCTATAGTGTCTGTATCTTTGAGTAATATGCATGTGTTCGATTCCTGAGTTAGCGGAAAAAGGAGGAGTCGAACAAAACTGATATATTTTGCTCAAGTGTTCATTTTTATTCACTAAATTTTTCTGTGTATAGTGATGTGTGTAGTTTTATTTTGTTATTTTTTATTTTTGTTTTAAATCAATATATTATTGTTATTGTTCGAATCTCTCCTCCTCCGCCATCTACACTTCTAGCAGCATATCTTAAAGTCTACTTTTCCCAGTAAAATCAACGAAAACTCCCAAATAAAGCGCTATTAACGTCTACTGGCATCTATTGCAATGTACCCCAGTCAGGGGGTATATATAGGGGTAACTTTCTGTACTCCCTAAAAAAATACCCCCATTACTGTGAGGGGGCAAGGATGCTGGAAATATGAAACTGACAGCCCGACAAGTTGAAACAGTAAAACCCCAAGATAAAGATTTTAAGCTATCGGATGGCGGTGGCTTGTATCTGTTGGTAAAGATAACCGGCTCTAAATACTGGCGACTGAAATACAGAATTGCAGGAAAAGAAAAATTACTCGCTATTGGTACTTTTCCACTTATTACGTTGGCAGAGGCCAGAAGAAAACGTGATGAAGCCAAGAAACTGATAGCCGAAGGTATTGATCCCAACCAAGATAAAAAACAAAAGAAATTGGCAGCTCAGGGAGAAATCAGTAATACCTTTGAAAGCATTGCGCGTGAATGGTACGAGGGAAGAAAAGACAGGTGGTCTGTTGGTTATCGTGAAGATATGATGGACGCATTCGAAAAAGACGTTTTCCCTTATATTGGTCATCGTCCGATTGCTGAAATAAAACCCCTCGAATTATTAGACCTCCTTTCTATTATGGAAAAGAGAGGCGTCACCGATAAATTAAAGAAAGTCCGCCAACGCTGTGGTGAAGTTTGGACATATGCAATTATTACTGGCAGGGCAGAATATAACCCAGCTCCAGATTTAGCGAGTGCTTTTATCCCTCATCAACGCGAACATTACGCTCACCTTTCAGTAGATGAATTACCTGAATTTCTCCGTTCCATTGATAAATATATGGGAAGTCAGATAGTCAGAACGGCTTTGCGAATGCTGATATTAACGGGCGTTCGTCCGGGAGAACTTCGTAAAGCTGAATGGTCAGAGATTAATTTAGATAAGGCTGTTTGGACAATTCCAGCCGAAAAAATGAAAATGCGCCGCACTCATGTAGTGCCGTTATCAGAGCAAGTTATCGATTTATTGAAACAGATTCAGCCTATCAGCGGCAGCTATCAATATGTTTTCCCAAGCCGGACAGATTACAGAAAGCATATATCTGATATGGCAATCAATACCATGATCCGCCGCATGGGATATTCAGGGCGGGCGACAGGCCACGGCTTCCGCCACACCATGAGTACCATTCTGCACGATCAAGACTTCAACACTGCATGGGTTGAAAAACAGCTAGCTCACGTCGATAAAAACAGCATCCGAGGCACTTACAACCACGCGCAATATCTGGATGGTCGCCGGGAAATGCTGCAATGGTACGCCGACTATATGGAGATGCTGGAACAAGGCGAAAATGTGCTGATCGGAAAATTTGGCAAAAGGGCATAAAGATAGAGATTTTTTAAGAAAAGTAACATAAAAAGCAACGCCCCAGAGTGCTGTAACACATCTGAGGCGTCTGACCAATAACCGTTAATTGGAGTAACGATGATGGCTGATACACAGTCTAACCAAACTCATCCTAAATTTACATCTTCAGATAAAACAGACGAACAAAAACCACTCGATTTTATCCAAACAGTAAAAAAATCCGCCATGTATCACTGGGAAAATCTGCTACCTGCCTGTGGTATTGATATTCCCGAAAAGGGTAAACATGGCGCTTGCTCTGTCTGTGGTGGCACTGACCGTTTCCACTTTATCGACGATCACCATCACGGCAATTGGCATTGTCGCCAATGTGACGTTCCGAACTATGGTGATGGGCTGGATTTAGTGGCAAAGACCAACCGGATCTCGATTTTTGAGGCTGCAAAAATTGTTGCAGATGTGCTGGCATTGCCTTTGCCAGAACCCAAACCAGCCAAAACGCTGACTAGGAATGCTAAGCCAATTGCTGAACGTATCGCGGCACTGGTTGCCACTGCCGTTACGGGTGAATCTCAATATCTGGTGAAAAAGGGACTGCAATGCCCTAATCAGCGGTTATTAAAAGATGGTTCTTTGTTGCTGGTGACTCAGACACTGGATGGCACAATCACGGGCGCACAGACCATCAAGCCGAACGGCGAAAAACACCTTGTTGCAGGTACACAGAAAAAAGGCAGCTTTATCTCGATCACTGAGATTACCGGAACGCCGGACACAATCATCATTACCGAAGGTTACGCTACAGCTTTAACTGTCAGTCAACTACATAAAGGCGTGGTACTGGCAGCGATTGATGAAAGTAACCTATTGATTGTTGCCGAGCAGGTTAGAGCGCAGTATCCAAACTCCAGAATCATCATTGCCGTCGATAACGACTGGCACGAACCGGAAGAACGAGACAAAAACGGCATGCTGAAAAAGAATATCGGCAAGGTTGCAGTAGAGAAGACCGCCAAAACGATTAACGGATGGGTAACGCTACCGCCTACAGAGTATAAAGCTGATTGGGACGATTATCGCCAGCAACACGGTATAGACACGGCAAAACAAGCCTTTGCTCAGGGGCTTTATCAACCGACATCAACCAAGAAAAAAGCAGCCATTCAGCTTAATAATGATGTCGAACCTTTAAAACTGACATTATGCCAGATGGGAGCCAGCCAGCGCGGGGAAGTGTTGCTGGCACGTTATAACGGTGATCTGGCACTAGATGGTGCTTCGGAAACCGTTCATCATTATGACGGTATTATCTGGCGTCCGGTCAGTGACCGTGATTTAAGGCGGGAAATGGTGGCTGCTTTTATGGAAGGGAAATTACCGTATTCACCGCATGGTATTAGTTCAGCCGTAGACGCTTTGAAACTACAACTTCCCATGATGCAGCCTCCAGAACGTCACTTAATCGGGTTTAGTAATGGCGTATTTGACCTGAAAGCTTGTCAGTTCCGGCCTCACCGTAAAAATGATTGGCTGCTTCTTGCCAATGACGTTGAATTCAATACCCCTGTTTCGAGGGAAACTCTGCAAGATCACGCACCACAATTCTGGCGCTGGCTCAATCAAGCAACTGCCAACTGTGAAAGCAAAGCATATAGAGTATTAGCGGCTCTGTTTATGGTGCTGGCGAATCGTTATGACTGGCAACTTTTTCTGGAAGTCACCGGAGCCGGAGGCAGTGGCAAAAGTATCTTTGCCGAAATTTGTTCCATGCTGGCAGGTAACATTACTAGATGGAAAACGACTCTGGGCAGAAAAAAATCTGAACCAGATTTAACCTGACAGACACCTGTATAAATAACCGGTAACTGTCAGGTCAAGTCTGAGCTAGTACAGATAAAAGATATTTTTAATAATGTCAGATGGATGGCGTCAGTAATGTTTGGGTTATTCACCCTCATTGGCTTATTTGTTGCACACGAATTCAAATTGACTCTGTTCTTTTTTGTTCTGGCAGTAATCCCCTGCTTCCCTGAAATCTGGCGGTTCCTGAAAGCCAGAATTAACGATAAAGGTAACAGGTAGGCATATCAAACATACTGAGCTATTTTTAACCAACCCTCTTAAAGAGGGTTGCCTCTGAGTTTATTTCCATGCCTCTGTTTCAAACGGAACGATGATATAGCACTAAACCTGTACTATGCAGGAGATAAGGAGGTATCAACAAGTTAAAGGTAAGTTTACGAGGAAAAGGCCACATTAAGTAGCCTTGAATTCAGTGTGTAGATTTATTTCCAATTGAGCGAGAAAGCTTTAGTTTGTCCTGTTTGTTGCATTTGCTGTAACAAGACACCTAGTTTTTGCGCTTCAGAATGTTGAGAATGGAATTCAACACCATAATCTCCAACACCATAAACTCCAGTACTGCCTACCAGGGATGGCTTGCCAAGATTATAGACCATGCCGTCAACAGTTACCCAAAGGTCATTATCTTGAAATAATTTTACAACCCTCTGTCGACTTTCTTCATTTGGTTTAACCTCTACATCAAAATAAAACTCTCCAGAGTTCCAAAGAAAAGCCCATATTCTGACAATATCAACTATATTGTTTTGTTTTATGCTTAAAATACCAAAAGGATTCCAATTAGTGTTTATTACATATCCCCAAGCGATTGGTTCGTTCCAGTTTTTAGGCGTACCTCTCCCTGATGTAAGATCAAAAGACAGCATACATTCAACTGGTGTTATTTTGGACAATAACACCCAATCGCAAGACATTAAATCCTCTTGTGTTGGCTGCCAAGATGTTGTTCCCTCTTTATCAATTATCCCAATTTGAGGTAGTACATTGTTATCAGATGAACCCGGAAGGAGCTTTATATATTCAACTTGCGCATCCCAACCATTACGGCGAACAGACTTTCCTACATACACCTGAATCAACGCCCATGGTAAAGAACCAATTGGTGCAACGTTATCAACTTCGACATCAACCTTCTTATTGTATTTGTACTGCTCAGGATCAAACGGACATTTTTTATCATCCAGCTTATTAACGTCCGGCATAAACACCTCACTTTATTATTCGTTAAAGGTTATTTCATCTTGCGGTTAACTCACCAGAAACCTTACTGAGGTCAAATCTTCATCTCAATCGGATTACGACTATAGCAAGGCTTATAATTTGAAAGGTGATAGGTAATTTAGTGAGGTGTGTATTTGAAATGTTGTTCCGAATACCCGTTATTGAACATAGAGTGTTAATTGTTCCGTAATGGGAATTCCCATATCGGGGATTACTCTATAGCAGAACCAAAATAATATGACATAATGTTTTAGTATGAATGACAAGACTGTATTACTTATGAAGTAGGTAGGCTACGTCAAATTATGGTTATTCTGCCATACCGTAAGGCAAAAGTGACGGTCTCACAAGAATTAGGGAGTTAACCAACTGTTGCGGGGGATCACTATGGTTGCTGCTTTTTCTCAAAGTGAGGATGAACGAAAATATCAATAAGTTAGAAGGTGAGAAATTCAACCTTTATCTGAGTGGTTGATCTTACTTATTTTTGCCACAGAACCAGAGTTCATAGAACTAATTTATTCATATTGATCCCCTTAAAGGTTTACGCCATAATCATCTATACATCAAATTTTCAAATCTGAGGTAATATGGCTAAACACCATGTAGAACAATCACCTAAGCTTGATTTTAAAAATCTGGATTTTGTTAAATTCGGGGAGTACCTCAATGAATACAGTATTGTTGATAAGCAAGGAAGATACCTCCATTGGAGTCAGCTTAAATGGCGAGTTCCCAGCAAAGAGGCTGAAAACATCTGGTATGCGGTAAAGTTCCGTAGGGATCAAGCAAAAAAAAGTACGGGCTTGTTTGATAAAAACGGGAATGAGTTTCATTTTTGCATACATGATTCGCTGGAACCAAAGTTGCATAAAATTGTACAACTTGGTGCAGGTAAGGTTGCTGCAATCGCTGGATCTCAAGCATCTGGTCATGTTCAACAGAATTATTTAGTTTCCTCTTTACTGATGGAAGAAGCTATCACAAGCGCTCAACTGGAAGGTGCAGCAACTACCCGGGCTGACGCAAAAAAGATGCTGGAGGAGGAGTTAGCGCCCAGCACGCCTGATGAGAGGATGATTCTGAATAATTATAGGTTATTAAGGCTGGCGGATAACAGAAAACAAGAACCCTTGACGAGGGATCTGATGCTTGAGTTTCACAGAATAGCGACTCATGGTGTATCTGAAAACGAAAATATACCGGGGGAATTTAGATGCAGTAATGATATCTATACCAATCGCCATTGAAGATGCTTGATTTCTTATCCAAATCAGATCATGCTTGCAACCATGAAAATTCATCTGACACCAGAACAAAAACACGCCCTTGAATTGATGCATGATACTACTCGCGACAGTCGAGTCTGTGATCGCATTAAGGCGGTGCTTTTGGCCTCAGAAGGTTGGACTGCTCAGATGATTGCACAGGCCTTGCGTATTCATGAAAGTACGGTCAGCCGTCACCTGAAAGATTTTATCGCGCAGGAAAAGCTCACCCCAGAAAATGGCGGCTCTGAAAGCCATCTCTCTGCCGAACAAACCGCCGACCTGATTGATTATTTGACCGCCAATTTGATGCATACCACAACCCAAATTGTGGCCTATGTCCAAGCCCGTTGGCAGGTTTCTTTCAGCGTGGGCGGAATGACAAAATGGCTTCACCGCCAAGGTTTCAGCTATAAAAAACCCAAGGGTGTTCCTCATAAATTCGATGCGCACAAACAGCAACAATTTATTGATGACTACAAGGCGCTGAAAGAGGAAGCGGGGCAGAATGAACCGATCCTATTTATTGATGCGGTGCATCCTTCACAGTCCACAAAGCTCAGCTATGGCTGGATGAAAGCAGGAAAAAATCAGGTAAAAGGGATCGAAACCACCGGCAGTCGTACCCGTCTCAATATTCTGGGCGCCCTGAATTTACAACGGATTGAAGACACCGTGATCCGTGAATATCCGCGCATCAATGCCGAAAATATCGCCTATTTCTTCGGTGCGCTCCGGGAAACTTACCCGCTTTCGCAAAAAATCCACCTCATTTTGGATGGAGCGGGTTACCATCGAGCCGAGTTGGTGAAAGATATTGCGTATGTCCTGAATATTGAATTGCATTACCTCCCACCTTACAGCCCAAACCTCAATCCGATAGAGCGATTGTGGAAGTATATGAATGAGCAAGTGCGTAACAATATCTATTTTCCGGATGCGAAGACCTTCCGTGAAACTCTTCGTCACTTTTTTCATGTCACTTTGCCAGAAAAAGCGAAAGAGCTCACGACTCGACTGACTGATAATTTTCAGATTTTAAAACCTGCATCTTCAAGTTAGATTGGTATATATTGGAAATGATGACAATCCATTATTTTACCCGCCAAACCATGAAGAGTTAGAAAGCAGATTAGAAGAAGTATGTGCTTTTGCTAACGAAAATCATAATGGAGAGGAAGGCAGGAAATTTATACCACCCGTCATCAAAGCGATTATTCTTCATTTTATGTTGGGGTATGAACATGCATTTAGGGATGGGAATGGCAGAACCGCAAGGGCGATATTTTATTGGTATATGCTAAAGAATGGATATGATATTTTTGAATATATTTCAATAAGTAAGGTTATCAAAGAACACGCTAAAGATTATGGTATGTCATATCTTTATGTTCAGAAAGATTATGGGGATTTAACTTATTTTATCGACTTTCATGTAAACATTATTTTAAACGCATTTGATGAATTACAAGAATATTTAAAAGTAAAAACAAAAGAATTCTATGAGATTGTCAATGTGTTGGAAAATTCAAAATATAAAAGCAAGCTAAGTTTCATTCAGAAAGACTTAATCAAAAAAGGGGTTAAAGAGCCTGGAAGATTGTTTAAAGTGAAATCGGTTCAAAATTTATATGATGTTAGCGAAAATACAGCCAGGAAATTACTGAAAGAACTTGAAACAATGAAGATATTTCTTCCCACCAAAATAGGGCGAGCAACTCATTATATTGCTCCCGCAGATCTACGCAGTAGGCTAAATAAGATATCAAAATCGTAGGATACTTTTTCTTCCCCCTCGCACCGTAAGGGGGAAGGCTAAAATGGTGTCCGGAAGTTCTTGAAGTGGTAGAGGGAACTTATGCAGGAAAACAAGAACATTCCATTGATGATCCTATTTTAGATAAAGCTATGGCAGCGTTAGAAGGTGCTTCAATTAAATTTTCTACCGATGTAATTAACGATGCTAATGTCAGACAAAGCTATACTTCAAATATTAAAAAAGTGGTTTCTGAAATTAAGCAGATGGTGAGTACAAAAAAAATCTCAGTGAAAGAAGCCGCTGAGTTTTGTTACGAAATGCGTAATCAAATTATGGCAGAGCATAGAAAATTCACGTCAGCACAAGGGTTGGCCTTTGCTGAGAGACATAAAAAAACACCTCCATCTTTTGAAAAACTTATTGATAAATATTCTCAGAAAAAATTTGGAAAAGTATTTGGTAGCCTTACTCCAGATCAAAAAAGTACAATTTACTATGAGATCATAGAAGCCTCAGCAAGAGACAACCCCAAATTCACAACAGCAAATAAACGATTAAAGGTTATAGGAAAAATAGGAATTATCTTTACGGCAGTATTAGCAACACATGAAGTATTGAATGCTGAAAACAAACCTAAGGAAGCTATTAAACAAGGTATACAAATTGGTGGCGGTGCTGCTGGTGGAGCACTTGCTGGTTTTACTGTATCTCCGGTATGTGGGCCTGGTGCTCCCGTTTGTGCCGTTGTTTTGGTATTAGTAGGGAGCGCGGTAGGAGCAATTGTTGGTTCAGTGGTTGCTGATACTTTAGATGAAGAAATAGAGGAATTTACCCGTTGGGCAATCAATTAACTGATATAGATTTATGTGAAGCGTTATCTGATATCTTTGTAGATAATGAAGTTGATTATGAGTATATAGCTTCTGTAGCAAAACATTTTCCACTTGAGCATGTTGAAATGGTCTTTTTCAAGTGGGTAGCTCCGGTGTGCTATACCAATGGTTTTACTTCTGTACCTCCTGTATGGACTTTTTTTGAACGTGAACAGCTTTGGGCAGATATTCAGGAATTACGGAGAAAACAGCTATCGGTAGGTAATATAGGAAAAATAAAAGAAAAGATCAGACAACATTTTTTACGTAAGTATCTTGAAAAGGAGTGGCAGTGTTTGAAGAAAAAACTAACTGATCATTTATAACGGTGTTGCACTTTAATATATGAATAAAAATAAGAAGTTCAATGATGTGAATAAGATTAAATTAAAAAAATAATTGGAGAGAACCACGATGAGAGTTTTACCTAAAGAACAAGATTTTTCTGAAGGATTTACTGAAGATAATGATTTGTTTAAAAGGAAAGTATTGCACAAACAAATTTTAGATATTGTTTTAAATTCATTTGATGATAGTTTGGTATTAGCTCTTGATGATAAATGGGGTAATGGGAAAACTTCTTTTGTCAAAATGATGCAAGGTGAAATAAATAAAGATCGTGAAATTAATGTAATTTATTTTGATTCTTATAAAAATGATTATCAATCAAATGCTCTTGTAGCATTATTATCCTGCGTTTATAACATGATTGATAAGGAACAATATAACAATTCTGATATAAAAATTAAGTTTTTAAATGCAAGTAAAAAAATTTTAGTAAGTATAGTTAAGAACTCTCCCAAAGCCTTAGTTAGAATTTTAACTTCTAATTTAATTAATGAAACTGTAATTGAGTCTGCTGGTGATTCAATTACAAATGCTATTGCAGATCCTTTAGATAAAAGTTTATAGAGGATAAAATTATCAACTACAAAAAAGAAGAAGATGAGATAGAAAATTTTAGATCAACGCTTATAGATTTTTACCAAAAAACCGGTAAAAAAACTCTTTTTATAATTGATGAGCTTGATAGATCAAGGCCAGATTTTTCACTTGATCTTTTGGAAAAAATAAAAAACTTATTTAGGGCGTGTTGATGTTTTGTGAGGGATTATTAAACAGCATGATGATTTGGTATAATTACTTTCGCCAAAAAACAACCAGACCTCATCATCATGCCGCGAACTATGTTAACAGATCTCCAATGGAATAAGCTATCTGCGTTAATGCAACATGCGGGTTGGATTTATCACAAACCTGAACACCGTTTGACCGTTGAAGGTATTCTTTACCGAATGAGAACGAGCGTTCCCTGGCGCGATTTACCGCCAGAATTCGGCAAATGGAATAGTGTCTTTCAACGTTTCAATGCGTGGTCAAAGAAAGGGGTTTTACAGCTCATTTTCAAGTGGTTATCTGGGTTTGCTGATAGGGAATGGTTGTTTATTGATGGGAGTATCGTCCGTGCTCATCAGCACAGTGCCGGAGCGGCTTCAGATGATGATGAGGCGATTGGCAAAAGTTGTGGTGGACGTTCAACCAAAATTCATTTGGCCGTCGATAGTTATGGCTTGCCTGTTCATTTTGAATTGTCCGGGGGACAAGTGCATGACATTGTTCATGCTGAAAGTTTAGTCGAACAATCGCCCCCTTCGGACTTTGTGATAGCTGACAAAGGGTACGACAGTCAGGCTTTCAGAAATCATATTGAACAGCAAGGAGCAACACCGATTATTCCCTACCGGAAAAATAGCCGAAAATCGGATAAACAGATTGATAAATGTTTATATCGTTATCGTCATTTGGTGGAGAATGCGTTCGCTAGGGTTAAACATTTTCATGCAATAGCAACAAGATACGATAAGCTTGAACGGAATTACGCCAGTATGTTGGCTCTGGCGTTTATCATTGTCTGGTTGCCCATGTGGGTTGAATGAATTATGACCTTAAAACATCAACAGACCCTACTGTGAAAGGTTTTTATTTTTTGTTAGTAACAAATAAAGAACAATTTAGCAAAACAATTCAAGCTAGATATGGTAATATTAATGCGCCAATATACTTAAATAAGTTTATTCATTATTGGTTTTCATTGCCAAAGGTTAATATTGATTTAAGTAGTAGTTATAGCTATGCCATTTCTAATTCAACTATTGGAAAATATTTGAATGAAATAGATAGGGCTAATATTTTATCAAGAAATAATGTTATCTATTATTTGTTGGTCAGGTTGCTTGCTAATAATGCATGTTCTTTAAGGGAAGCAGAAAGATGTATATTCTATACTTATACTAATAAAAAATCATGATGAAATAAGTAAATATCACAATGAGGTTTTTCATATGGCAATGGCGTTGATAACTTTTTTAAAGATAACAAATCAAGAGTTGTTGGATAAAATAATAGAAAGAAAAATTTCTAAAATAGAAACTATACAAAGAGTAAACTTAGATAAAAACTCTTCTATTCATAGTGATGACCATTCATTGTATGTTTTTGATTATGCATTATCTTACCATTTCGCATCTGATAATGAGTTAGTAGAAAAACGTAAAGAAAAAACCTTCTTAGATATAGAAGGAAATAATCGTAAAAGAATAAATATATTTGAACAAATATTAAAACATATAAATAATATGATTATTAATTAAACCCAATTTTCTGTGTAAGGTAATCATTAATTTTTTAGGTGAAATTTTTAATCTCCCTTATATAAAAGGGAGTTTTTATATAAATAATATATTAACGCGATGCTCGACTTTTAGGGGGAGTTGAAATGACATAGCCGCTCCTTTATAACTTTAAGTCGTCAAAAATAGAGAAATAAAGGAACAAAAGGCTATGTCACAGCAAGATTTTATCATTTGGGTGTTTTGTTGGGTAGATGACAATTTAACGCAGTTACAGCAAGGTAGACGATTCAGAAGCCGGTCGTGACTCCAATGGTTAGATTGCCCTATAAAGAATAGTATTCCCGTTCGATGAAAGTCCCTATCACCTTATCGTGCATCTCCTCTGATTTGGAATAACCTATCGTCCTTCGATTCAGTCTTTTTAAACGTGTACGTAATGTCAGATTGGTTCTTTCTATACGTTGGGTATAATGTTTTCCAACAATATGTTTTTCTTCAGGAAGTCGGTTGTAAGGTGCATAATCATCCGTACAGTAAAACCTGACATTAAAAGGGGATAATAACTCAAGGAGTTTGCGTAAAGTCGCCGTACTGCGATCACCAAAAACATGTGCCACGACTCGCTTGAGGCGAGGCTCCCAGGCATACCTGAGCCAGCGTTGATTCTTTTTACTTCTCACAAATGACCACATCTGGTGAGTAGACCTACCCAGTCACCCGGGCAGATCCCTCCTCAGAACCGGACATGCAGAACTACCGCATCCGGCTCCCGACAGATCCCAGTCGTCATACCTATTCAGCAAGAATTGAACATTGAATGGACTTTCCAGCTTGAAGGATAACCCAGCACTTTCAGGATCAGAGTCAGCTTTTCCCACGTTAGCCCCCGACGCCCTCCCTTCCGGTTAAACCATCTGTAGAGTACCCGCTTGCTTTGGTAGATAAATTGCCCGGTGTGAACGGCTGATTTCATCAAACCATTCATCTATCACATAGTGCAGGTAGATATTGGCAAGTATTGACGATACGATTGACCCTTGGGGACATCCGCACACATTGTCGGATATCTGTTTACCCTCGATAACGGGTGCCGTTATTAAGACCTTGATGAGTCTGAGGAAACGGCGATCTGATATCTTCTTCCGCAGTAAATTCATCAGCTCAATATGAGGTATCGTGTTAAAGTACTGTCGGATGTCAATTTCCACAACCGCCCCATTCCAGTTACGGTATGTTTGCTGTTGTAGTGCCTTCAATGCCGCATGACAATTTAATCCCGGCCGAAACCCGTATGAACACGGCAGAAACAGCGGCTCATAAATTTGGCTGAGAATATCACTGCCCGCAAGTTGCACCAGTTTGTCCTCTATGCACGAAATTGCCAGTGGCCGTTGACTACCATCCTCTTTCGGGATCGGCGTGATTCTGGCGGCTTTCGGGCGATACGTCCCTCTGCGTATTCGCAGGATGAGATTGTGAATATTCCCATCAAGATGTTCACCGTAAGCGGATTTTGTCATGCGATCAATACCTACCGCTTTATTCCCGTCAAGCCGTAGGAATTGTCCTTTCAGCATGTCACTGTTCAGCAGATGCCCTAAATTATTGAACACTTGCTGTTTGTTACAGGCTGATTTCTTGCCTATACGCTCAAGTTTTGTTAACCATGGTTGTCCGTCGTTGCTGTGTACGGTCATTGTTTCCCTCTCACGTTCGATCTGTCTGCCAGCCCTTCGCTCCGCGATCATTACTCGTTTCATTACTACTATGGCTGACTCCGACTTCCTGATACCCCTCTCTCAGGCCTTGTGTTTTGGCACTTGTGCCCGATATACTCATTCCCTTGAGAGGTGTCAGGATCTCCTGGGTTCCGCACTGTTCTCTACGACGCCTGAGACTCCGGTGTGTGCTTCTGACTGGAAAAAAAATCGCCAGTGTGCCCATTCAGAAACTATTGCCTGCTGGTTCGACGATACCATCGGCACAACACAATCAGTGAATTTCGGAGTTATCACGTTCACCTATTGGTTTCGGCTCGAATGTTTCGCTGTCTACGCTTCATCTCCTTTGTTACCGCCGGAGATGCAAGACTCGCTACGTAGTGATCTGGCTAATCTTCTACGACGGGACTTTCACCCGCAAGAAACAGAGCAGCTTTTCCCAGCGCACCATCGACATCACAGATAAGCTGGACTTCATTTCCCTCAAGAGGAAGGTTGGTCACATTTTTCGGGGAGAGTTTTTTAACGTGCGAATGACGGTGTTAATCCCTATCTTCAGTACACGAGCGGTATCACGAACACCGGAGTTATTCACTGCCATATCAATAATTTGCTTTTTCACGCCGGGATAACAGGCTTGATAGGCATAGTTCAGTTGAAAGGTTTTACGGCAGGCATAGCAGTGATAGCGGGGATGGTCAGTACGTTCTTTTCTATGCCCTTTAACCTCTTCTGTTTTATGACAGTAACGACAAACCACATCAACTTTAGCCATCTCTCACTCCATAATAAAAAGCAGGGAGTTTATCACAATATCTAATCATTGAGAGCATGACCGTTTTGTACATCTTGTCCAAATGGAATAGAAAAATTATTGTTATACCATCACCTAAGGTAATTCCCCAACCCTCGCTTCCACAACCACGCCAATAATATGTACTTGATTATTAATGGGAATCATATTGTATTGGGGATTTAATGGTTTTAGAAACTTATCGTATCCCTCTGTAATCAGTTGCTTGAAAGTTAGTTCTTTCTCCCCATCAAGTTTTGCTACTACTAAATTGTTGGGAGTTGGCTTCACTTCTGGGTCAACTAAAATGATCATGCCTTGTGGTATGCTAAGTCCATTCGGCGATACCATTGAATCACCTTTTACTTCCAGCCAAAAAGCACGTTGTGAACACTCAGCAGACGTTTCGTATCCCTTTTCAATGCGGTTGGTTTGATATTTTGGTGTCAGCTCTTCGAACCAATTACCAGTATTTGCCCAGTCGAGTAGTGGGTATTTGTGAGAGAGTCGATAACTGGCAAATGTTGCATTATCACCATAAAGAACCGTGACAAGCTTCCTTGCCTGTTTATCCAGTGATGGGCTGAAATCTGCAATTTGGACTTCCAGTTTTTGGGCAAAATAGACCGCTATCTCCAAGTTAAGGGCGTTTATCCCATTGAGATAGTGTGAAATTGCACTTTGTGTCTTGCCAATTTCTTCTGCAAGCGTTTCCTGAGAGATACCGAGCTGCTTTTTCTTGGACTCAAATAGCTCTTTTAAACGTGCTGAATCGGCAAGTTGTTCTGCTGTTAGCTTCTTTTTCATGGATTCATTTTAATACCAATGCTATTAAAATGATAAATACTAAAAGTATTGAAATATTTAGTACTTTAGATATTATTTTGAAGGAGAAAGGAGAAACCATATGGAAAAAATCCCATTATCAGAATATGTAAAGTTGAATGGACAAGTTAAAGCAGCACGTTTAATTGGAGTTCATCAAACAGCGATCAGTAAGGCATTGCGCTCAGGGAGGAAAATATTTTTGATTCGTCAGGAGGATGGAACCTACAAAGCTGAAGAATGCCGCCCGTTCCCTAGTCAAAAGCAAGGAATATTGTGAATAGAGAAGATATCAGAAGTACGATTAATTCATTTCTATTATAGGTTGAACTTAATTATCTCACTGATTTTATTAAAGTGTTTTTTGTGTATATTACTGGGGAATAAAACGTGAACTCTAACATTGGTTTTTACTTCAGAGCGATAGGGAGCATTCTTGACATTATGCCCGTAAATGATTACCGCAATGCTTTAGATGCTGATTCATTAAATGGATATTTACTTGAAAATAAAGGGGTATCTCATTGTCCTGACTCATTTCCGTCCCCTGAAGTATTGAAGAGTTATGAATCAATTTTACCGGGTTATGCCGAAAGAATATTTACTCTCAGAGAAAAAGAGCAGTTTTTTCAACATGAAAAGCAGAATAAGGCGTTGGATGGATTGATAAACAGGGATAAAAGAGGGCAATGGATGGGCTTTTTCATTACTATATTTATCTTAATCATTGCAACTGTTTTTGCTTTCAAAGGAGAAATGTTATTTGCTGGTACTTTAATTACTATTGACTTGGTGGGATTGGTTTCTGTATTTGCCATTGGTCGTAAATTGAATATTAAATGATTTCAGAATAATATGAAGATCTATTTAAATAACATATGATTATATTTTTATGCTATGCCAATTAAAATGATGTGATATGCATCGACAAACATAAAAGAATTTGTATGATAGGGAGTGTTTATGTATTGAAGATAAATTAGCATGTTATAGAGAGTTAATATGGATATTAAAACCTTATGTGATTTTCACCAATCAGGAAAGAAACTGAAGTATCTTTTTTTCTGGGGGCACAAAACCGATCACTCCAACCACATAACCAAATCTTGTCTAAGTCAGTGGTATCCAGCTCCATTTACTGTTGATAATATAGAATATGCCAGTGCGGAACATTATATGATGGCAGGGAAAGCCCGTTTGTTTAATGATCACGAAGCGCTGAAAAAAATTATCAATGCTAAAAATCCAGGTGCAGCAAAAGCATACGGGCGTGAAATACGTGGATTTAACCAATCGATTTGGGATAGACATCGATTAAATATAGTGATTGAAGGAAACTTAGCGAAGTTTTCTCAAAACAAGTCATTGGCAGAATTTTTATTGAATACAGGGGATAAAATATTAGTTGAGGCTAGTCCTGTTGACCGCATTTGGGGGATAGGATTATCAGAAGACACCCTTAACATTAATAATCCTTTGATGTGGGATGGCCTTAATTTACTAGGATTTGCATTAATGGCTGTACGCGATAAGTTAAAAATATAA